ATGTATAATTTTGATCTTGTTAATTCGATCACTATTTTAGATCGGTATTTTGCCTATCGACCAGCTGACACCACTGGTTATGACCTAGAAGCATGTAAATTCTACAAAATAGTTGGAAAAGTTAAATATTATTTCTTTTTTTCAACTGAGACTTGGAGGAAAACTGATAATATTTCTATTAAGCAAAATAGACTTCCATTTATTGAGTGTAATATTTTAGACCTTCTAAATTCATTTAATCTTTGTCCAACTAATGAATCGAAAAAGATTCTTGCAGAACAAAGGATTAAAGAAATACAAGAACTTTCTGAGGCTTAATCAATGTGCGCAAACTATGAGCCAATAAGCAAGGATCGAGTTCACCTGCTTGATCTCTTTGAACCTACTTTCGATTATAAAGCTGATATTTATCCGGGTTACGACTGCCCTCTTATTTTTTCTAAAGATGGCCACATTGAATGGCGACAAGTCAAATTCGGTATGATTCCACCATGGAACCATGACTTAAAGTTTTCGAAATACACTTATAACGCCAGAACTGAGACAGTTGATAAAAAACCGAGCTTTCGACACGCTTGGGCTAAAAGTCAGTTTGCACTAATACCCGTCGAAAAAATTTATGAGCCAAGATATGTGAATGGTAAAGCCGAACGTTGGGGAATTTATAGAGAAGATGGTTTGCCATTTACAGTCGCTGCAATTTATGACTCAACCGTAATTGACGGGCAGCAAGTTCGATCTATGTCTATGCTCACTATCAACGCTGATGCCCATCCCTTCATGAACCAGTTTCATAAGCCTGAAGATGAGAAAAGATCAATAATCGTCATACCTCCAGAATTTAGAAAGGATTGGTTAAACTGTAAACATGAAGATGCAAATCAATTTTTCATTGAAATGCCTTTAACTGGATTTAAATCTAATTATTTTCCGAGATTCAACAAAAAGGGCTTAATCTAATCTATTTTTTGAATTAAATTATAACCGACAAAAATTTTAGCTATACTAAACATAACATTAGAGAAAATTTCGGATCAAAGTTTATAAGGGGAAATTAATGGATAAAATAATTGCTATTGCTATAGATGAGTACAGCAACGCTCCAGATCAAAATTTAAAAAATTGCCTTAATGATATTAATAGTATTATTAATATACTAAACACTGATTATGAATATAATTTAGATGACTTAGGACTAGTACTTTATAATAAGCCTGAGCAGACAACACTTTCATATTTATACAGAGTATTGAATGAGGAGTTTATGAATTCCTTAGAAAATGATTCTATTTTATTAATATTTGCAGGTCATGGCGAATATAATCATTATTTACGGAAAGGTTATTGGCTCTGCTCTGATAGCAAATTTGATGATCCTACTACATGGTTTGATATAAATAACTTAATTTCATTTCTTTCATACTCGAAAGCTAAACATATTGCTGTAATTTCTGATAGCTGCTTTTCAGGTTCAATTTTTGATAGAACTAGAGGGGGTGGACTAGATGCCTTAGAAGATAAGAAGTCTAGACAAGCATTAACTTCTGGAGGATTAGAAAAGGTTAGTGATGGACACGAAAATGATAATAGCCCCTTTAATAAAGCTATCCAATTAACTTTGAATGAAAATGATAGTGATACTTTAACTTTCAATGCATTTTGTGAAAACACTATCAAAAATTTTTCAAGTACAAGGAAACAGACACCAGAGTATGGGTCATTAAGTATACAGGGGGATGCAGGTGGGACTTATATATTTAAGAAAAAAATTAAAGACAGTTATAATGGAATTTCTTACAAAAATATGACATTACCACTTGAAATTGATAAAAGAATCAACATTGATTCTAAAATAAATATTCCTATTTTTTCTGGTGCTACAAATATAGATTTAAATATTATTAATATTTTTATACAACGACTGGGATATGAAATTATTAATGATATTCGTACATATGCTTCCACCGAAATAGACCATCTTATTGAACTTAGTTCAAAGTACCCATTTGAAGTTCAGTCTTATTATACTATTCATAGATTTGACCAAGAGTATTTAAGTATTTCACTTTCTCATTCTGATGACTTTGCTTCTATACACCCAAATTACTATAATTATTCAATAAACTTTAAATTAACCCCTACCCGACAAGTTAATATATACGAAGTTTTTGAAATTCCTCACATTGAAGGTTTATCAGATTTAATTAATCAATATGCCGAAGATGGGTGTAAAGACATATTACTTCGAACTCTAAATGAGATAGATACCTATAAATTAGACTTTGCCTTTGACGAACAATCTTTATTTTTATTCTTTACGAATCATTTACCTCATGCCTATAAAGCCTGCGGTATCGTTGAAATTCCACTAGCAAATTTATCATTTAGATCTTAAAAAGTATGATTGTCATGAGCTCTATATAAAACTTTCACCTTTAAAATATGTCTTCTTATAAGGAGCTATCATATGAAGAATTTCCGACCAAACGCACAAAATTGAGCGACAAGTTACGACTAGTCATTATTTATCCACAAGTTTTTAAATTTGAAATTTAACTAAGCTCTAGCATATCATCTTGAATATGTTACAAATTCAAGTTAGGGGATATTCTATGAGCGAAATTGCACCATCCATTATCCAGATAAAGCCGTATTTACAAGGGGCTGTTTTATCTGATGTTGTATCTATTAAGCTAGTTGTACCCTCAACCCATATACTTGTCCCTTATGCTTTAGAAAAGATTTCTGCAGGATTCCCCAGCCCCGCACAAGATTATGTAGATAAAGCGCTCGATATGAACGAGCATTTAATAAAAAATGAAACCGCTACGTTTATTGTGAAAGTTGCTTCACTCTCAATGTTAAATGCAGGTATCGATATTGATGACGAGCTCATTGTCGATCGTAGTCTCGATGCAAAACACGGCGATATTGTCGTGGCACTAATTGATAATGATTTCACAGTTAAGCGCTTAATGATCGATGAGTCTGGCCAATGGCTCAAAGCAGAAAATCCAGATTATAAAAATATTTATTTAGCGGATGGCCAAGAATTAATAATTTGGGGTGTTGTTACTCATATCATTAAAATGACAAGAAAAAAGTCATGAAGCATGAAAACAAAGTTTTCTTTCTCATTGATGTAAATAACATGTACGTTTCATGCGAGAGAGTCTTTGATCCTAGTTTGAACAATAAGCCTGTGATTGTTCTCAGTAACAATGATGGGTGCGCCGTGGCGCGCAGCAATGAATCGAAATCCCTAAATATAAAAATGGGTGTGCCGTTATTCCAAATTAAAGACATTGTTCAGCAGCACAACGTAATCGTACTTTCAAGCAATTATGCAATGTATGCTGAAATGTCGAGACGTTTTCATACAATCCTTGCTTCATACGTAACTGATGAAGAAGTTGAGCCGTACTCGATTGATGAATGCTTTGTTGATTTTTCTGCTTATGAAAAGAATTTCGATCTTGAAAAGGTCGGTCAACAAATGCGGCAGCAAATATGGAAATGGCTCGGTTTACCAGTATGTGTTGGAATCGGCAGAAGTAAAACAGAATCTAAGATTGCTAATCACATTGCTAAAAAGAATCCCGGTTTTAATAGTGTGTGCGATCTCGTAAATATGGATCCTTGCAACAAAGAATATTACTTCTCATTAATTGAAGTATCTGAAGTTTGGGGCGTAGGTCGTAAACACTCAAAGAAATTGCAATCAATGGGCATTAATACTGTTTTAGATCTAGCTTGTGCTGAACCTCGAGAGATGCAGAAAAAATTCTCGATTGTTATGGCAAGAACCATTTACGAATTACAAGGCATCTCATGCATTGAAATTGAAGATACACCAACCTCAAAAAAACAAATAATAAAGTCTTGTTCATTTGGTACAAAAGTTACTGAACTCTCTGATTTGAAAGAAGCAATAGCCATGCACGCACAAGAAGCTTGCAAACGTTTGCGTGATGAAGAGTCACTTTGTGGCTGTCTCCTAGTGTTTGTACAATCAAGTCCATTTGATGAAAGTGCCCCTTATTATAATAAATCAATCACGGGTTCCTTCTCTGAACCTACAGATAGCGCTTTAGATTTCGTAAAAGCTGCAACAAAAATGGTATCTCACATTTATAAAGAAGGTATTAAGTATAAGAAGTGCGGCGTGATACTAACAGGTTTAGAACCTAAGGCTGGCCATACATATGACCTGCTCACAGATTTTGAAGCAATAGAAAAGAAAGAACAATTGATGAAAACACTAGATAACGTGCACACTAAATTCGGAAAGAAAAAGCTCGGTGTTGGTCCTTGTTATTTACCTGGTCGAACTTGGTCAATGTCGAGGGATAAACTAACTAAGAACCCATTTATGTGGGATCAGCTAACAATCGTCAAATGAAATATTAAGTATTATCTATATTGAGATAGTCAGAATGATTTCTCAACTATACCAATATAGATAAGGCAGTTAATTATAATTCTTATAAAAATCTATAAATTAAACAGTCATAAATTTCAAAACCATTTATCATTGAATTAGAAATTCTGCACATACCATTATCCATATGAACAAGTCCTTTCATATTTTTGTATATAAAAGAATTCTTTGGTTTAACCTCAACAGCATTTAATGGAATTGCTTTATATTTCTTAGATAAACTATTTCTATTTATGTTGCTAATCATTTCATAAACAAAAGAGGAACCTTTTTTAGAAAACTCATCAAATACTAAAATATACTTCCACTCGTTTAAATCGGATTGTAGAAACCACATCGCAGCATCAATATCAACCTTTTTTTTAACCAATTCTTTTAGCAAAAATTGACCAGAAAACTCCATATCTTTTGAGAGTTCCCTTTGGATTACCAATGTTTTTTTATCCATGGAAGTATTCCTGATTGTTGATCACTAACAGCATTAATTAATTCTTCTGCACTAACTTTTTCAATTGAAGGATCATATCTAAATTGTTCAGACCAATCCTTCACTATGGCCCAATTGATTTCTAATTGAGAGTCAGTTCTGGAATCACTTTCGAATTGAATACTTAAATTTGCAAGTTTAAGTAATTGATTTAAATCATGAACATATGAATCATTGACTAGTCTTTTATTAGGAAATTCATTTTGTTTAAAAGATTTAGCTATACATGCTTTCAAAGCACACTCTATTGAGTAACCACACAGATAATAGGCACCTTGGTATAATTCATTTTCAAATAGAGTTTTGGACTCTTTTAACCTTAAGTCAGATAATGCCTCGAGTTCATCTTTAGTCATAGATTACTGATATACGCTGAATTATCAGGAGACTTTCCCTTGGGAGATTCTAGGCAGCCAACTTATAAAAGTCTTCGGCCATTTGATTTGGTGTCTTAAAACCCAAACCCTTTTGAATTCTTCGATGATTATAAAATAATTCAATGTATTTTATAATATCTGCTTTGGCTTCTTCTCTGGTTTGATAGTTGTAATGATGCACTAACTCATTTTTCAGTATTCCCCAAAAGCTTTCAATCGGTGCATTATCGTAACAGTCTCCGCGCTTGCTCATTGAACCTTGAAAACCATATTGCTCAAGTATATTTCGATATTCATGGCTGCAATATTGACTTCCTCTGTCTGAATGCACAATCAGTTCTTTGGTTGGTTTTTGATTGTGAATAGCCATATTTAGCGCATTACAAACAAGCTGTGTTGTCATGCGCTCATTTAAGCTATAGCCAACCACTTGCTTCGTGTAAAGGTCTTTTACCGCTGCTAAGTACAGCCATCCTTCAACAGTCCATATGTACGTAATATCACTTGACCATGCTTGATTTGGTCTAGTCATTGAGAATTGTTGCTCCAGCAGGTTTTCATAGATCGCTCGATTATGGTCACTATTCGTAGTCCTTTTAAAACGCTTGTGTCGCTTACAATACAGGTGGTTCAGCGCTTTTATCTGACGTACAGCGTACATACTCATTTTTATGCCCTGAGCTTGTAAGTATTTGGTTAATCGAATATAACCATAGCTCTGCTTTGTCTCCTCATGGGCTATTTTCACCAATATCGTCTGTTGATTTCGTTGAATCGTTCTTTTGCTCACGCCTCTCTTGAGCCAATCATAAAAACATGAAACTGAAACATGAAGTAATCGAGCCATTAAGGTAATTGGAAAAGAATATCTTTTTTGTTTCATATAGGCGTACCTTACTGACTTTCTTTGGCAAAGTACGCTGCTGCCTTTTTTAAAAATTCACGTTCCATTTCAGCTATTTTGAGCTGTTGTTTGAGTTTTTTATTTTCTTCGAGTAGAGCGTTTAGATCAGGTGAATACTGTTTTGTACCTGCTAAAGTTCCAGCCTTTGCTTTGGTATTCCAATTTGAAAGAGTTTGCATTGAAATGCTAAGTTGTCTGGCTGTTTCCGAGACATTGCCTTGATTGGCTTCAATTAATTTGATGGCTTCAGCTTTAAATTCTGTGGTGTAAGTCTTGTGTTTCTTGCTCATGGTAAACTCCTGATGAGTGTGTTTAGTTTACCAAGTTAAAACCTCCTGTTTTTTCAGCACACATCATACCTATTAACCAAGTTTGTGAGATAAAAGTTTTCTATAATTTATCATAATTGTAATTTTTATAATGACTTGATTTATAAAATTTATTGCTTTTACATTAATTTTTTTAAACCCTCTCATAAGAACTTATTTATAGGGATTACATAAATGCCTACATTCATATTACTATTGATCGCATGAGCTGTGCATCCAGATAACAGAATGCACAAAAAAACCACTATCCTCATAGTGAAACTCGGTTAGCTATCCAACCGTAAAAGAATTGTCTCTGGTCGAAACTGGTCCATGAGTAGGGATAAGTTGAGTAGAAATCCTTTTAAGTGGTATGAGTTATTAGTAATTACGAAAATGAGAAAAGATTTGATCAAATTTAATCTTTTTCACTAATTTTTGAGCAAATATTTTTTCAATCATAATTATTCCAGTGTTGACAAGATAAGCTGTTGATTGAAGGAAAATATGTAAGCCCAAGCTGGGATTCAGTGTGAGTATGAAGAGAATTTAAAACCTAAAGATTATTTTATATTTGAAAATATTTTAAATACTAACCATGAATTGAAGTAAATAAAGAAAAAAGATTATAGAATGTATTTACATTTATAAACAGTAAAGAGTAATAATGAAACTTATAAATTTAGGTAAGGGTGCCAAAGTCCATAACATGGGTATTAAAAGAAATATGATTGTTGTAGATGATGTATCCCAAATAGATGCTTTAGTAAACGTTGAAGAAAATGGAGAAATTATTCATTTGGATGCTGAAGGAAATGAAGTTCACACTCCTGAAAGTTTTGCCAGCAAAATAACTATTCAGCGGAATGAAATATTACTTCAACTAGAATCTGAGATTCAAACTCTTAAGAATGAGGTGACTCAAGCAAAATTACTAGCTAAACTTACCACTCTCAAAAATCATCAAAAAACTATGAAAGGTGAATGGAAATTTAAAGAAGCTCTTACCAAATTTAAGGATTTTGCTTCCGATCTAGGTGCTAAAGTTGTAGCTGAAATCGCGATAAAACAATTAGATTTGTAAAATTTTTAACCCTTCTTAGGGGCTTCCACGCGAATGCTGACACTCGCATTAGTATTGATCGTAAAAGCTGTGCATCATTAATGATGCACAGCTTAAAAAAGAGTAATTAAAAATTATGAACCTATAATTTTCTTCTTCATTTCATCAAATTCTTTCTCGGTAATTAACCCTTGATCCTTAAGCTCTTTCCATTTCAATAATTCGTCTGCAACGGAATAACTTTTCATATTCTCAGTTTTTAGAATACTTAGTTCCTCTCTTTTTGTTGATACAAGGAAGGTGTGCGGATTATTTTGAATTGGTCGTCTGTAAAGATGCTCTAAAAAGAGAAAGTAGCTTATTGGTAGCAATAAAAAAGCTATCAAAGGAATGATCACATATTGAAAAATTTCATTAGTGGCATATGTATGCTCAATGAATACAATATATAAAGCACAAAGACACATAATCACAGCTGTAAGATATAAATAATATTTACACCATATAATTGATGCATTTAATGTACTTATTTTTTGATCTCTTTTTGCTAGAAAGAAGCCTAAAATTAAAATTAAAACTGGCACCCCTCCCCAGCCTATAAAAAATATATAAGGTATCTGTAATAATGAAAATATTATGATTTTAACTAGATCACTAGTTGGCATTTTGCCCTCTTGCACCGTTCACCTCCATTCTCTTATTAAGAGAAATTATTTAATAATTAACCTTTTTGATTATTATGATGACTAAAATTCTAAAAGTAAAAAAAATTTAAGGGTTTACAAGAATATATCTTTATTTAAAGCCCTCCTTAGAGGGCTTTAACACAAATACCAATATTTACTTTACTATTGATCGTATGTGCTGTGCATCCTGAAAATAGAATGCACAACATCGTTAGAATAAATCCAAACTTAGAACGCTTAAAATGAAAGGTTTTCATATTATGAGATCCGGTTAGCGATCCAGCCATAAAAGAATTGTTCCTGGCTTTTATTGCGTTCACAAATTTCAATGTAACGTTGGCCTTGCATGATGTTGAGTACTCGCACCAATACTTTTTCCCCATCTTTCCCTCGCTTGGCCAAGTAAGTTTTAAGTGCATTTAATGTGGCTGGTCCGTAAATTCCGTCTACTGATAAATCTGGCCAGCCAGCTTTACCTTGGTTATTCAGTAAATTCAAAGCGCGTTGTAAGAGCGGTTTTGCAAAGCCGGTACCACAATTTACACCGGTATCTAAAAGCTCTTCAGCAACTGCAGAAGAAACAGAGTTCACCTGGTCAAATCGTGGTGCTGTCCAGTACTGCTTTTTATAAATAGCTTTTGCTGTTTCAAGTGGTAAATCTCGCATTTTGCCTTTAAACCCGTTTGCACGTGCTACTGCTTCAGTAATGCCATATTTGGTAGCACCTCCTCGATCCGCAGGATTATTAACATACCCGCCTTCGCGTTTAATAAGCTCATCTAGATATTGTTCAATGTTCATTTCACTTTTCCTCAGATAATAAAAAACCGCCCGAAGGCGGCATTAAATGTGTGTTTGCTACAGCTGCTTTATATCTTCTGTTTTCTTTTTCTTTTCTAGCTCGGAACTACCAAAGTAATAGCCGCAAGCCATAGACATTGCCCCAGCAATAAAACCTAAGGCTGTATTTAAAAGAGTACTATTTTCCCGTGGCATTTCCACAAAGAATAATGCAATCACCAAAACAAACATTAACGCCACAAGAGCAAATGAAAGGTATGCTCTAGTCTGTTCGCTGCTCATCACTATCTCCTTGGATTCGTTTCTTAGTTAATTCATATTGCTTCGTTTGAAGATCATGAATCTCATTCTTTCGCTTTTCATCTCGACTTTTAAAATAGAGATTCGTTAAGTATGTGGCTATACCGATTAAGATTGAAAAGACAACGGCCCAGTCAATTTTTCCAATTACCCCGATCAAGCTGCCTCCCACTACATAGCCATAAGTGAATTTAGTTGCAGTCGCCGCAGCCGTACTTGCAGCTGCTTCCACTACGCTATTTGTTTGATCGTTCATGCATGCCTTCCTCCAGATCATAGGCAAAAAAAGCACCCGATATGGGTGCTCTAAGTTCTTTCAAAGTATTAAAGGGTTTGTAAAATCTTCCCTCCATTGATCAATTGTGTTGTTAACGGTGCCACTCCAACTATGGCGGCTCCACCAGCTCCCGGCTGACCTTCTGTTGTGCCATGGTAATTCCAGTTCCATGTTCCATCATTGATGGACTTGGTGCCACGTTCGCCCCAGTTTCCACCATCTCCGGATAATGGCGAGGTAACATAGCTATTTACCACTCTTGAACCTTTACCAGGTATTTCGGCATCAGCATCAGTACTTTTCATAACTATTAAATAACCGTCAAGGTACAGTCTCCAATCCTGAGAATCACTGTAAACTGGCTGGCCAGACATCACACGCCCAAATGGAGCACCTCCTCCTCCAGCACAACCTTGTACCCCAAATGATGAATCCGCATAAATACCACTTGGGGTCGCACCACCTCCAGATCCACCCCGAGCTAAAGTTCCTCCATTAATAATTAAGTTCAATTTACTGTGCTTGTTCAATAAACCAGGTGCACCCTGAAACCCATCACGGCGTGTTTTAGAAAAGTTGAAATCAGAATCTGTTTCCCAAGCGCCATATGCAAGATGCGGTAATCCGCCATCCCCACCACGTCCTACTACAGATCCCTTAATCGTAAGATTAACAACCAGATCAGGCGGAAATTCTCCCGTATCAATTGCAGGAAGTTCATTAGCACCTGCAACAGTAAATACCCGTTTAGGAGGGTTGCCGTCATACTTAGGGTTATAGACAAACCTAGTTTCTGGTCGGTAGGTACTTGAGCTGGAAACTAAAGCACCGGTTTCAACTACAAAACTAATCTCACCTGTAGTTGGTAAATCACCTCTTTGCATCTGATATAACCGCGCAAGATTAATATCTAGCTGGTCATATCGAATGTAGATTGGAGAATCATCAACTGGAACATCAATGAAATCTTTATCGTTGAGGTAATAACGCACATCGTAATTCACTGCCGTAATCGTATTTGAGAATTGATCAACCGGATCCTTCTTTGCTACCAGATAAGGCAGTGAGTCCTTTGTATCGTCATTAACAACGGTATAAATGGTATTAACAAAATCATCAGAACTTAGCTTGAGAGCACCATTTGGCAAGCGGCCTAAGACCACCTTATTCTTAGCAGATCCAGCAGTAATAGGAAGTAGATCAACGGTACCATCTCCCATTTGCAAATAAATCACATAGCTCTTGCCAGCTATAAAATCGACATCATGGCTTAGAGTGAGAATTAAGCCCTCTTGTTTAACCACATCACCGCTTTGATGGATGCCATTCCGATAATCCGCTACAGCAATTCGGTCCCGTAAAACCAGTAATTCCGATTCAGGGGCTGCATCAAAAGTAATTGATTTACGCTGGAAGCGGAGCTTGTTCCAGAGCCGGTACGCATTAAACCGGGCTTGCCATTTATTACGCACCCCAACAGATTTAACTTCTTTGGGTTTTTTGACTCCTTTATCCGGTAGATAGATATTTATGCGGGTGTCGTCGGCAGGATCCGTATATTCATAGATCAATCCATCATAGTCATCCATCATGCCAAGCGTGAGATCATGCTTATAACTATCTGGAATGATATTTCTGAAGTTAAACAGCAATACCGAATTATCAGTCGGTCGTTCAAAGTAAATCTTGAGCTTGTTGTTTTGACGATAAGCAGTACAAAACACAGCATCACAAAGGTTGGTGACCAGCTCCTCAAAAGAAAGATTAGTATCATCAATGGTGGCACAGAACTCAGCCGCTAAAGGTGTACCGAAGTAATCGACAATATCGTTATAAGTACGATAGATGTTTTCAATATCAATCTCGTCGATCGTACGGCGACCAATCTTGTCATCGAGCGCCATTGAAACCAGTGCATCTGCAAAACTAGATGTTGGAAATAGCTCAGTCGTTATTGCTCCATTTTTATAGGTGGGCAACATACGCTGAAGATCAAAATTGATCTTGCGCGACTTAACAGATAAAGCTCCAGTTGTTGCATATGTACGTGCACGAAATACTGTTTCATGCTCATACATTGTGCTTTGCAATGGAAATGCGCCGTATAGCGCTTGCCACTTCACCTCATCAACTACAGTTGTAACTGCCGGGGTTGGTGTTAAACGTCGAGCACGGACACTACAGCGCCCCTGAAACGTGACCATATCTAGCGTCGTGCCAACAGTTTGCCGTGACTTAGCTGAACCCTTGAGAATGATCTGCTTTAGCATTGGGTTGCCAATAGCTGCCCCAGACTCATTCACTGGCGTTACTTCAACTTCAATTGTGACATTGACTGCCGCCTGGTTACCGCCTGAAGAGACTGTATAAAGCCCGTTATTCGCCACAAAGTTAAAGATGACACGACTACGTTCAAGGTTGTCCAGAATAAATGGACCAATCCATTTTTCACCAATGGATGAAAGCTTTGGAGATATAGCACCTGTTTGCTGGTTAGTTAGTTCTTTTAGCTTTAGCCAGTTCGGATTTACCGCTGCTGGATTTGATAAGGCCATTCGGTCATCAGCTACGGATAAAACGCTGTACGAACCGTTTAAATCGTAGGTTTGACCGTTATAAGTAAAAGAGGCATTTGTAATTTCTACACGGTCATTGCTGACAAACTTAGTTGTTAAATCGGTATTGTTAGCAGCTGCTCGCAGGATCTCGTTTGGGTAAGCAAATTGAAGATAATTTGTACCCTCCAGACTTTGCGTGTCGGCTGGTCTCAATATCTGGCCATTCACTGAGTTTTGATGCTGGACAGTTAATGGTGGTGTAGTAATTTCGCTACCAAGCGAAAAATAAGGCTGTCCAGAGATGATATCGACACCTGGTCGAAAGACTTCTACCGACGCACCAGCAATATCAACAATATTGGTTTCACCATCGTAAGCGCCTTTGATGTGATAGTGACCACGCCCAATACAGCCAACAAGATGTTCAACCTCGACGTTGTTTTCATAGACCTTGTAAGGAACTGCAATTAAATCAGGCGTATCCCAAGCAGCACCATAGATATCAGCAATACGGCCATTCACTCGCATTTTGTTTTCGCGGTTTGAAAGTTCGTTATTTGCAGATGAAGATTGGTTGTTATTCTGAGTGGTTTGGGCAATTGACGGCGCGGGCATTAAAAATGCAATCGCCACACTTAAAACAATAGAAACGATAGCAGCAATAAGTGCAGGCATACCTTTTGGGTTTTCAATCACAATAAAAGTGCCTGGCAAGAAATCAAGCTGCTTTAAGTCATAAGCATTCTTAGGTGTAACTTCATTGGCAAAAGAGATCTCCGCATGATCCATGTTGCTTGATGTGTGAAAAATACGGACATGCTCAGGTAAGTATTCATATTTTGAAGTAAGCCATTGCCCGATAGTTTCGGCTTGCTCAATTGTCTTCTCTTCAGACAAAGGATCTTGTTTATAAATAATCTTAATCATAGTAACTAACCCGACAAAACCCCATTGCTTTAATGACGTCTTCAGCTAAATAAGTGACTCCACTCTCCATGAGGTGTAAAACCTTCTGCCCACGAAAAAGCCCCACATGCGGGGGCTTATTTCTTTGTCTTGGATGGAAGGCGACTATGCAGCCTTCCTTGGGCATGGGCAGCGGATTTAAGAGTTTTAATCGTGAGACTTTAAACTCGATATGACCTTTAGGTTTCATGAACAAATCCAAAGCTTCACTCCGGTCTACTCCATAAAGATCTAGAGCGGCTTCATGTGCAAAGTGAACACAGTTGTAGTGCTCTTCGTCGTATTGCTTATCAAGTAAATGATCATGACTTTTCATACAGCCCCCTTCAGCCCACTAAATCTATCCAGGGAGAAAATGTCACCAGTTTTGGAAGTATTTAAACGAGGGGATTCAGCTTTAAAAGTAACTGCTTTATTGTTCATTGAAACACCTGCCAATTGCAGTCCTAACAAATAATGGATTGGTGTATTCAAGTTATCTGAACTGTATAGGCGGTAATTGACAGTAGGTTTCACATCTGCAAATTGGCCTTCCAGCACTCGCTCAAACTCATCCGGCAATATATCGCCAAGACCAGAAACTGAGACCGTTAAAGTCTGGTCCAGATCACCTAACATTCCAGATCTTTGGATCGTTAATGGTAAATATTCATAGTAGAACTGGCCTGACCCTTCTTTGTGCTGTACATAGACACCGCGATCATCATTACGTACAACCCGATACGTGTTTATAAAAGAAGGGTGTGATAACTCAATACACTCCAGTTGATAGATATCGACTTTACGATTGAGAAAGAACTTAGCGTATTCGTTATCCATTACACCACCCAATCACTAATAAGGGCCTGATCAGCAGTAGCGTTAGGCTGGTTTTGAATAACTTCTAGCTGGGCAGTTACCCGGTAAAGATTTCCATTCACTTCATTAGTTTTGAATGAGTTGGGAATGAAGTTGCATTGATATTGCTGGCGTGTTCCCTGGTCAATCACCAGATCAGCATAAAATGATGCTGGCTTGCTTTGGTAAAGTCGCCAAAAAGCCATCATCTTATTGAAATCGGTTTTACTTAAATTCCAGTTCACATCAACAATGTGGCTATTACGTTTTACATCGATGTAATAGCGTCCTCGCCCTCCATCCATTTGCTGACGCTTTACATCATCACCTGGTGTTACGCCGTAGCCATTTGTTTGAGGATTTAGCTTTAACTTGTACATAACTTTCCTTCAGGCAATAAAAAAGCCCCAAAGGGGCTATTTCATAATATTAAAAACAAATTAATTAACAGTTGTACATAAATTGATACTACAATATTCGAAGTTTTGGTTTATCAGATTTGCCTTTTTTCAAAATAGTGATTTTTGCATTTTCAATATTTGTTGAAGCTATCTCTTCCAAAATTTCACATTCAAAAGCTGGAAAGATGTCATTTTTAAATTTTAAGCATGCTTGCTTTAAATCTGTGAAATTGACAATAAAAGTATCAAAAAGATCTTTATCAACTGCTTCTAATAAATCATAATCGCAATCACATCTAGCTTGATGTAAATTTTCTAATAATCTCGAAATTTTACCATATAACTCAATATTAGTTTCTTGAACCATTTCAAAAAAAACTTTTCTAAGCTTTAAATGGAAAGATTTAATATCTAAATTTAAATAAATAGGTCTTAAAGTATTATCAGAGTTAACCCATTTCAATACTTCATGATAAATATAATAGTAAATTCTTCCTACAGCATTTCTAATTTCAATTTCTTCAGGATTTTCAATTTGATCGAAATTAAACTTAGTACCAGATTCATAAAATTTAGCATGATCCATATTAAGCTATGGCCCCCTCTAACTTACTGATATTTTTAATTTCATACCCAAAACTCATTTTATTTAAATGAGTTTTATAATCCTCAAAAGATAAATATCCACTTGTTACGGATTCAGCAATTTTTTTATCAAACATATAGTTTAAATAACGTAGATCAGATTTAGAAATATTAGCTTGCAATCTAATACTCATTTCACCAAAATCATTTGTTTTAGTTGCAAATCTTAACTCTTCATTTGAAAATTTTCTAAACTCACAGAATCCAATATTCGTAACTCTTCTAAAATAATCAATATTAATATTATTGTATTCAATAATATTCACATCATTTATAATAGCTTCTTCAGAAGCTTCCATCTTTTCATAAAAATCAGGAAAGCTATCATTTTGATTTATATATTTTTCATATTTTTTTAGAATTTCAAAATTTGATTTCATTGAATACTTAACAGTTATATCTAATAAACAATCAAAAATTATCCTATTATTAGGATTAGAACATAATACTTCAATCCCTTGATTGAAGAGACGATCATACGCTCCAACTCTTTCTAAAGTCTGAAGATAATTTCTATAAGTACCATCATGAAATTTGGATTGAAATGAAAACAGAAAAGAATCTAGGGCATCTTCATAATGGTTTAAATAAACTTGAATGATACCAATTCTATTATATGCATTAGCTACATGTTCTCCTTTGACCATTTTAAGTCTTTCAATAATACTTAGAAGATCCGCAGTGACTTCGTCATTGAGATATTTTTTCTCAAATGCGAAGATAAATTCTGGCAATTCAATTAGCTCAGGATTTAGCATATAACTGGATTCTCTTTAATCTTAGCAATAAAATTGAATTTATCATTGTTATAGATAATTTAAGTAAAACAGATAATTACTAGCTTCAAGTAGAACGATCTGTTTCTTTCGCGAAATATAAACTTTTCTGGCCGTCTCGTCAATGTGGCATTTTTAATCTAATTCAAAAGAAAAATATCACTAAATTAACAATAGAAAGAGGTTGAGAATGATAAACGACTTAACTTGTCGCTGAAAGGTATTAAAAAGTTTTACGAATCTATTAAAAATTAACATTTTTTCAATTTTTTTTAAGATTTAAAACTTTCTTAAAAAGGGTGAAATGAAACTTAATAGCTCGACTAAAACCACCTCGAAAGGTGGTTTTTCATTAACGATTTCGTCTTGCAGTCGTATTCTCAGTCAAAGAACGACTAATTAGAGAGTTTGGATTTTTAATATCCTCACTTACTAATTTCGGTACCGCTCTTGGAAGCTGTTTATCCAACTCCTCTTTCACAATGATTCGAACAGTTTTCTCATCAAGCTGTTCTGTTTCAACTGTTGCACCATTTACCTGATTCACAACTTCAATTTTAAAGTTGATAGTCGGTGAAGCCGGTTCAAACGAAGTCATAACATCAGATTGAGGACGACCAGCCTGTCCTAAGGTAAAGTCCTGGACATCATCAATATTTGAACGATCCTGAACTAAACCATTTGATGAGAAGTAAACTTTACCGTCATGGAATAGATCTGAGTTCACCATGTTAGATGGGTTGGCTGCACTTGTATTTCCCTTATAGATAATCTGATCATCTTGATAAGACTGATTAAAGATGTTCGAAATATCTCTACTTTGTTTAAATGCTCTTGAACTTTGATTTGCCCGATTCACGATATTTTCAAAAGAGGTGTTATTTTGAGCATAGTTAGATATAAATGATTCTGGACTTCTAGCCTTCCTCAATTGTTCAACTTTCTCGACACCGCCCCAATTTCTAATATCATCTTGTGACCAGACAACCTCATTTCTATGCACAGCGCCAGCTACATCATACTTTTTACCTCTACCTGTATATCCTCCATTAGCAAAGCCTTTCGAGCCATCCACGACAATTTGATTTGAGCTTAAATCACTTCTAAATACAGCAACTTCCTTTAGCAATTCTTTCTGAGCATTCTGAACAGTACTGTTCGAAACATTACTATTTAAGATTTTCGAGTTAGAGAAATTAGAGATATTGGATTTGCTGTCACTAAAGGATTTGCTACTTTGAATAGATTTACCCAGCACTTTACTAAAGCTTGAGTTATTCGGAGCATATTGATTAGTTATGTTCTGAACATCTCCTAATTTAGATACTGTGCTATTGCTTGGCTTGAGGGCTTTAACAATAATCTGATCATCTCGAGTAGGTTGATTAAAAATATTCGAGGTACTTTGACTATCATTAAAAGCTTTTGAGCTTAAGAATGAACGATTAAAGACATTCTCTGTAGAAGTGTTGTTTTGAGCATGGTTATTGATAAATGCTTCAGGGCCTGAGCTCTTACGCATATTCTCGACTAAACCAACACCACCCCAACGGCGGATGTCATCCTGTGACCAGACCACTTCGCCTTTATGAACAATACCTGCCGGATCATATTTGCCACCATATCCAGTAAAACCACCATCAGCAAAGCCCTGATCCTTGATTGCCCGGATGTTTGCAATAATGCTAGCACCCTGCGCAACCGCCCCAGCAATTAAAGGTAAGTTATACGGGAAACCAGCTTTTGAAGCTGCTGCGATATTCTGCTGAATAGCAATACCAGCGGCAGCAATTGCATAAGCTTTATCGGCAGCAAACATGAGCTTGTAGGCTTTAGATTGCTCCCCAAACATAGAACCGAACATAGATGTGACTGAACCCATCATTTGCCCACCAAGAGCAATCTGTGTGTTTAATCTATCTTGTTGATGCTTGTCTTCAATGTCCTTAGTGTTCTGGGCAAATTCATTGTAAATTTGACTTCTTTGCTCTTGAGCAGCTTGAATAATGGCAGTCTTTTGATTTTCAAAATCCTGTTGCTGAATTAATCCAGCTTCCATTTGTGCATTCAAGCCATCCAGACCGTTTTGTTCGTCTAAATCAACTGCTGCATATTGGCTATCAGCTAAATCATTTGCAGCACCCAAGCGGCTAAACCGTTCCTGATCCTGTCTAAAGAACTCACTGCTACCATTCATGTCAGCCTGAATACCGCCCCAGTTCTGAACAGCATTGTTCACTTTGTCGCGTGTCTCTTTGTCCTGTGTAGCTTTAGACAACGCGATTAGTTTTTGGCGTTCTTCAATTGAAAGCTTTGTATTCTTAAGAATTTCCTCCCGTTCGAGTCTATAGCGTTCCTGCATGGCTTGAGTTTCGGAAAGCAGAGATAAACGAGCTTGAAATGCACGTTGTTCTTGTGCCAACTGCATAAGCGCGAGTTCTTGTTTATACTGTTCTTTGACTAACTCAACGGCCTGTTTCTGTTCAGATTTACTTAATTCAATATCATGAGCTGCATTGAACTTTTTACGGTTAAAGTTCTCTTCAAGTAACTGTTCCTCAGTTTTCTGGAACTCCTTATAGTCCTCTAGTTTGCTTCTAATAGCTTGTTTGGCGATCGCAATTTCATTATCAGCACGGCGCTGTAATTCAGCCTTAATTTCAACTGTACGCTCTGGAGTAAAGCCAGCTTTATCAACATCCTCCAGTCTAACTTTTAAGTTATTCTGAATCCGCTGTACTTCAGTGGCCACTTCATTTTCAAGGGAACGTTGGGAATCTAGTTGACGATCAAGTTGTGATTGGATATCACCTGAAGCTTTATCACTCCCTTTACTTGCCCCACCTTTAACCTTGCTTTGCATACTTGGAGACTGATGCAGAAGTTTAAGTGTTACACCATCTTCAAAGATCACCTCACTAACATAGCCACCACCTTTGCTGTCATATCTTGTCTTGATATCTTTCACAGCAACATTGGTCGTGATCGGCGTACCTTCAGGCATTGAAAAATCAATACCCTTGTGAAATGAAGAAGCCCCTTTAGTAGGGGCTTGTCTTGGACCATAGTTGGAACTGATCTTGTAGGATGACAATGGTTTGCCACCCGCCTGCAACCTAGCGAGATGCTCATTAGAAACTTTTTGGCCAGACATTGAGCCACCATAACGAACATCAAGATGAGGGCCTGTACCAATACCAGATTGGCCAGAAACACCAACTAGGCGTTTCGTGATTTTTTCCTGTTTTTCTAGCTCTCTTGTTCGCTCCTTGTCCTTATTTACAAGTGCTTCAAGCGCACTCTCCTGACCTACAATCCCTTTAATTATTTTGTCTTGCTCAACAGTAACTCCAGAATAACCTTTTTTCTGATTTTCTCGATATGTTTGCAATAACAAATCTGCTTCTTCAACTGACCTACCGTATTTTTTTATAAGTGTAGTTTTGAAAGCAGCATCCCACTTACGATCAGCTAAAGTTTTATTGATATCTTTAAGCTTGTCGTGGAGTTGATTAACCTCAGTTGCAGCATTTTTAGCTCCCTGCCCAACATCGTTTAAACCTGCTTTAGCATTTGCTCCAGTTGTTCTAACTAAATTTAACTCAGCATTAGTTTTGTTAACTGCAATAGTGTTTTCATCAACTTTCTTCTTACTGTCAACTAACTGATTAATCTGGTCTGAATTGATAAAATCTAATTGATTTAGTCTTTCAAATGCCTGATTTACTCCTATTGTTTCAGTAGTTAATTCTGCCCAGATGCGATATGCCTCTGTACTCTTTTTATTACTATCAGCAATAGTTTGCGTCAATGCTAAGAATTCATTCTGAGATTTTTTAAGTTGAGCTGACTGAGAGTTTAATTGCTTAGTAAGTTCTCCTTCAGCTGCACGCTTTTGTGCACCATTAAGTTTAGTGAGTTCATCTGCTGCCATTCCAGCATATCGTGTCTGATCCTTAAGCATGTCATTGGCTTCATTGCCATTATCACGCATCAACAAATATCCAGCAGCCAAGGTAGCTACTGTTATTCCCATACCTAATGGACCACCCAAAACACCTAATAAACTACGGCCCGCACCTAACATAGCACCTGATAGTCCAACTGCTGCTTTCTGAGCCGTTGCATTGCGAGTTTGGGCAACTGCTAAAGTAGTCTCTGCTGCAGCAAGTTCACGTGTTACCTGAGCTTCAATTTTCTTAATCTCAGCCATACGTGTAATAGATTGAGTGCGCCCAACTGAATTGATCTGTGATTTTAAGCGTTCCGCCTCTAATGCTTTTTCCGCAGTCAACGCAGTTAAAGTAGCTTGAGTATTTGTGACTTGAGCTTGGGCAGACTTAACAGCAGCTGAGGATTCAGCCAACTCAGCCAATGCTTTTGAACGACTTGCCTGAATGCTTGCAGTAGTTGCAGCTATATCAGCATAGACAGCTAATGATTTGGCAGTAATTGCTTTAGTGACATATCCAATACCAATTACGAAAGCACCATCCGCAATCAAATCCAAATTCATTGCAAGAATTTGAATAGCTCCAGCTAAAGACTGTGCAGCGCCCGAACCCTGCCCAGTTTCACCTACAAATTTAGTAATTCCATTACTCAGCATCTCAAGAGATGCGCCAATAGTTTTATTAGTTTTCCCATAAAGCTGTTCAACACTATCGCCAGCTTTTAATAAGGCTTTAGTAATAACTTCTCCAGTGAGTTTTCCATCAAGCATCATTTGACGGAGTTCACCTCGAGTTACGCCTAACCCTTTAGCCATCGCATTTAGAAGTCCACCTGCACCATCAACTAGGCTGTTATATTCTTCTGCACGCAAAATATTCCCATCAAGGCTCTGACCATATTGAAAGAGTGCAGCTGCAGCTGATTCAGTATTTGAACCGCTAATAGCTACTGCTTTCGAAGTAATTTCAGTTAGTTTCGCTGTTTGTTCTTGAGTTAAATTTAGTGTTTTTGCATTGGACATATATTTGGAGTACACATCATTGACCGCACTCCAAGATGAAGCAGAGCGCTGTGCAATTTCAAAAGTATCATCCATTGCCTGATTTAATTCTTTTTGATTACTAGTCACTAATTTTAATTTGTTATTAATACCAGTGTAGAGGTCCATCTTACTAATAGCAGCCCCTACTGTTACTAGCCCAGCCATATAACCTGCTAATGTACGAGTAGCAACAGACATACGGTCCATGGACTTAGATGCAAAGTCGCCATTCTTTTCAATACTATTGAGTTCATTGCCTAGATTGCGCGCATTACGTTCAGCATTTTGCGAATCAATAACAATGACCAGACGGGATTCTTGTGCCATTTTTACTTTTCTCCAGGCAATAAAAAACCCCGCATTTGCGGGGTTTTAAGTTTGTTAAGACTAAGATAAATTATTAATACAGCTTATGAATTTATCTTTGGAAAACTCATTAATCTCTTCACGTTGTTTTTCTTTAGTACTATATTTAGGTCGTTCATAAGCATCTAAAATATATTTTTTGCTTAATTTTTTTTGATCCTCACTTGCACTAGTCTTTTCTAAAGAATCAAACATAACCTTAATAGAAACACCATCTTGCCTGTTAGTCATAACCATTTCAGTATAATCATAGATTCCTCTACAAAAGCTTTCCTTCTTATTTTCATTTGCTGAAACGTAACTCGAACTCAAGATTAAACAACTTCCGATGAGAACAATCCTCTTCATCTCGTTACACCTTTATCATACATTCTCATACTTGTTCCTAATCCAGATTGTGTGATTTCTATCAAATAATCCTTACATTTATAATGATATTCATTGACTTGCCCGTATCTAGGATCAGTTTCTTGAGTCAAACTCCAGCCAACTTTAGGTAAACCATATAAAGTTATAAGGGCATCTTTAACTTTGGCAACTGGAAAATCATCCATTCTTAGACTTAATCCAAAACTCAAAATTTTATAATTGTTTGGATCATAGGTAATGAAGTTAAAATCACGGATTGGTTGACTACCTAACCAAATATCATTAGTCCTATTTAAGATCGAAACACGATATTCCTTTGATCCTTTTTTGTTAAAAACATCATTCGCAAGTTCAAGCCTTCTATAATCTTTTGATGCTAATTCCTTAACTGATTTCCCCAGCCCCACATCACCAACAATAATTTTATCTTTTGAAATCTCACATGTACCGAGGTTTTTATTTTCTGCCCATGAAGACGAAGACAAACAAATTAACCCTAACATAATAATTTTTTTCATGAAAATACCCATTTTAATAATGAGTAAAATTTAACACTTAGGACATTAAAAAACCACCCGAAGGTAGTTTAATTATTATTCATGTTTTTATTAATCTCATTTCCGGCTGAAGACCCAGCTTTTTGTCCCCAGTTGACTAAGTTTAAATCTTTAAAATAGCTATATCCCGCTATAAACAGTATGACAATTATTGAACCAAATATGAATTTTGTTTGATTTGACACAATTTTCACCTTTAAGAATTTAAAATGATATTTTGAATACTTGTTGAAGTAAGACATATACTATTAAATCCTTAAATGACAAAATCAACCACAATTAACTACAAAAGTTTTTTTATAAAAGCTAATCACAGCCTCAAAATCTCTAGTTAACGTTTGTTCGGTGTAATCTTTTGGTGAAAGCTTAAGTAGAGATGGCATGTACTGTTTTTTGTAGACATCAGGATAGGTGTTGCACAATATCTCCCGCTTTCTTTGAAGTGAAATATCTCGATTTTCCAGGTCATCGAGCATCTTCCCTATTTTTTTATCCGCACTCATGAATTGAGCTTCAACTGAAGGTGGTAGTGCCTTATTTTCCCCTTGTTTAGTACAGCTAACTAAAACCACCAAAGAAATAGACAACCCTAATGTATATAAAAGTTTTACTAACATATTAATTTTCAATATAATTTATTGTAAATATTATATATTTCTATAAATCAAAATTCATTATCTAAAATAGCCATCACGAAGATAGCTATTTATTACTTTTTGGATTTAGTCGAAATCTTCTTATGAGCCTCTTCAATAAATAGATTATCCAAGGCAAAAATACAGTCATTGAAGATATGAGCATCAACTGGCATATCATTATGCTCAGCATAGACATTGATAGCCTGCTGATCTAAGCATAACGGTACGCTTTGCTCATATCGTCTAGATCTGATAATCGTGCTAAATGCCGCAAGAATTGAGTCAGCCGCATAAGAATATTCTGGTAGATCTGGAACATGACCACCTAAGAACTTGATTTGTTCGATTTCGTGCGACGTTTTTGACGCATAGGTTTTTCGATACTTGTAGAGTTCGATGACTTTCCCAGAATCTTCGCCTTGTCCTTATCTGCTTCTTCCTGGATCTTCCGGGCTTGTTCTTTAATGAATGACCAGATCAATAGTCCAATATCACCGAGATTAAGTAGCTTGGAGGCATTCTCAGGCGTGTAAGGCTGATCAATTTCAACTGTTTCACCTTCCACCACCTCAGCAAAAACAACGCCCTTCCAGTCTTCAATTAAATGCGCTCCAGCAGCATCCATCAAAAGCTCATGATAAAGCTTTCCGTTTTCATCTTTTACCATCACATCATAGCCTTTAGACGAGATCTGATTGCCTGCCTTTTCCAATGCAACTTGAAACGGCTTATAACCAATACCTCGAATTTTAAACTCTGCCTGCCCAGCTGCAGTTTCAAACGTACACCACTTCGATACTTCAGAGCTTCGTACAATTCCAACTTTTAAAGCCATACCTACCTCGAAAATTTAGAAAATAAAAAAGCCCATGGGATTCCACAGGCTCTATCGTTTATTAATTTGAATTACACAAGAGCGCGCACAATCGTTGGAGCCATACGAACTTGGGCAAAGTTGATATCTACAGTAATGATATCGTCGCCACCGCCATCCGGGTGATTAGCTTCCATTACTTCTAGTTGTGGGAAGTTGAACGAGTATTTACTTCCTTTGCTGTCTTTAATATCGAAAGCCAGAGTAAATACATCACGAGTTTTGATTGCATCAATCCAGCCTGCTGCCGTTGCTGAGAACATGAATGAAGCATTTGCTTCAATATCCATCATCTTCTCTAAATAGAACTCTGGTGTGTACTTACCTGAACCGATACAACGGATTGCTTCCAGATTGTTGTTAATCGAAAGCGTAAGTGATTGCATGCAAGCTTTGCCTTGAATTGATTGGCCATTAATTAATAAGCTTTCAACGTTCGGCATGCTAACTAGTGGTCGAGTTGTAGCAGCAACAGGATTTACAACCGGGTTTGTAGTCTGACGAGTGAATGAGCTACCTACCAGACCAAAATTACCTGTGATTTTCCCAGTTGTTTGAATAGTGATTTCACCCGTATTCACCTGGACACCACGGTATATAAATACCTGTCCAACATCTTCAAAAACTTTAACTAGCGTTAATGACTTACGGACTGTGCCACCAATGGTTAAGCTATTAGTTGCCCAGTTATTAAAAGCTAATGCACTTAAGAATAGATCGAAGGTACCAAGTGATAATTCAAACTCTAACTGACCAGCTACTTCCGCTTCAGTAACTACCCCACCTTGACGATAGCGGGAATCAACCACCTCGCTGCTTTCTTCAGTAGAGACGTTTTCTGATAAGCCATCCGTTACACGGCGAACTGTGTACCAAATCGGATTTGCTGGAGTCATTCCTAAAACTGCTTCTTCACAAGCATATAATCGAATTTTCGCGCCTGAACTCATTTATAGTTCTCCAAAATTTAGGCATAAAAAAACCCGCTTCATGAGCGGGTCGTTAAAAAAAGGGGGGCGTAAAAAAACCCGCTAAATTAGCGGGTCTTTACTGGGTTTCTTCTGAGAGTTCTGGCGGTGCAATACCGACCATGGCAGCTGCTACTGCTTCGGATAAATTAGTTGGCTGAAACTCAAAAGGCGTTTCAGTTGTAGGTGGTTCTGGTTCAGGCTCCGGTTCTTCATGTAAGCGAATATCAACCCAGCGTGCTTCTGGAATATCCATAGGCATTTCTAAATCGGCTACTACTGCCGCAAGTTCAAAATCAAACTTACGTTTATAAGTCTTAATCGAAATGTCACCGTTTTCTAATGTGTCATACACCACGGCTACGATTGTATTTCCATTTGCATCCTTAGGTACTTCGATATACCAGCCTTCCTGAGCAAATCCTAAAGAACCTTTAAGTAAATAATCGCCTACATCTACTTTCTTAAATTCGATTGGCTGCTTTTGAGCATCTTCATTCAGTTCAATGTGATCATTAAATAACTTCACAACTGGTGATGCTGATTTTAAGAATCCATTTGCATCAACTGATGTGTTGAAGCTTGTCTTTAAATGCCCCCATGCTGACCAAGCATCAGATCCAGCACCATATCGATATGACATCTGGTGCCCTTGCACACCTTTAAAGAATTGCCATGAATAAGTGCCGATCGAATCATTCGCTTGGTAACCCATAAGGGTTCCGTAACGCATTGGCATTAATAGAGGATTAGATGTACTTCCACCTTGCCAATCACCATGGGAAATGTTCACTAAACGATTTAGGCCCAGAACCGTTACCCATTGTGAAACTAGTGATTTATCAAAAAGAGAAGCAACAACGTTTGCTGAATAACCCAAAACACCTGCATCACCCAAACCTAATGCAACTTTTGCATTAATTGCCGTATTGCCGCCTGTACCACCCTGTGCGATCGAAAGAACAGTAGATAAGCCCTTGAGCTCTGTGATATCACTGTTCACACCCTTTTCAGCAGCTCCGAGATTTGATCGAGCATCAGCTGCCGTTGTCGCCCCTGTACCACCTTGAGAGATAGCTGCTGTACCAACAACTTGAGAAAAGTTGGGAGCTAGGTTGGGAATACCTGAAGCGAAAGGCAGCATAAATTGCCGCTTACCCTGAGCTGAGTTTAATTGGAATGGTCGATGGTCCCAATTAAACTTAAATACAAGATTTGCCATTATGCTGTTACCCCGTCAATCACTTGAAAAGTTAAGGTCTCAGTATGTTGAGTGTTTCCACTCACTACCGCTTTAATGTCCATCTGACATAGACCTACTGGCCATGATGCTGTGCTTGCTCCCGACTTCACATTAAGCCAACCTTTTTGTGTGCTCTGGCTTAAAGGTGCACAAGTCAATGTGGCCACCGCTGATCCATCTACCAATGATTTAACTTGCGATGTGAACGTATAGCCTGTGAGATCAATAGCACGGCGAACATCATCAGGTGGATATTGCAGGGTTTCATCCATATCAACTAGCTGTAAATTCAAGTTGAATGTGTCACCACGCTTAAAAACAAAATTGCTCATAAGTGATTCCTATAGGCATAAAAAAACCACCGATGAGGTGGTAATAGTTAAATAAAAAAGCCATCTATAAAGAGAGCTTTTTCTAGAAGTAAATTCCTCTCACTTTAATTCAATAATTCTTCATCCATATCAGTAGCATCTACTTTAGTTTCTTCCTTTTTCAAATTATCAATAAAACGTATAACGCTACTTTGTTTTCCACCTTCGTTTAAGCACATTATCCCAACTATAAAACACAGTAACGGACCTAGAATAAGCTCCATAGTTACCGTATAGTTTTGCGCATGATAATAATTTAAAATATAAGCCTTATATTCTCCAAAAAAGATATAAGGAGTTACTGCTAAGCTTACAAATAAAATATAAGAAAGAAAAAAGTAAATTCGCTGTTTTTTGGGTGCCTTTGGTTCTAAAGAGCTAACCAAATTATTTGAATCATATATTAATTTAATCCTATCTTTATATAAGACATAGATATTTACAAGCTTATCAGCATCTCTATATTGAGTGAAATAAGAAGCCTCATCAAAATTAATAGCTGAATTATTGAATAGCTTTTTTGAGAATCTATCCTTGGTCAATCTAGATAATGAAGAATCATTTTTTAGTTTTTCGAAGTCTTTAGCTGCTTCTATATCTAAATCAATATCCGAATGCAGCTTTAGCTTACTATTTTCGGTACTATTTCTGTTTAATCGCCATATTAAAATCGGTATTAGAATTGTAGATACTCCAGAAATTAAAGTCTTTATCCATTCTAGTAAATCCATAAGAAACCAAACTCGATTAAAAAATTACGCGAGTATTTTAGTGGATTTTATAACCAATCGTTATATTATATTGAATAAAGTCAGCATCTTGACCGACAAAAATTGATTGTCCATGTAAACATTCAAGATGATCTAAGATGAAGTATTCAAAATGATGAAGTAATGCATCACTGAGCTCAGTTAATCCTTTCACACCACTATGATGACGTGCAAAGCACTGGACCATAATATTTCCTGTACGCCGTGTACAAGGATTATCAGCAATGCCTGAAATAAAACTTGGTCCACCAGCAATAGTCAAACGACACCACAAGCCTTCCTTTGGAACCGTAAAGCCTGGTGCATTTGGATACTGAATTCGTTCCTGAGCAATGCCTGTAAAGCTTTGCATGCGGTCAATAATAGCTTGTCTAGTTTGCTCTAAAGTCATTGCCATCTTAACCACCATACTTTTGAGTAATATAAGTGAATGTTGTGCTGTAGATACCCTGCGGTGCTTGATCTGACCAACCATCTTCTAGGCGTTCAGCATATGCTTTATTGTTTTGTATGTAGACTAAATTGCCGAGCTTAAACTTCACAGATTGAATAGCAGCATCCTGAACGGCGTTTGTTTCTGGTCCTCGTACTCCATACTCACCTGATCCAATTGAAACAATATGAGAAGAACGATAAGCACCGGTATCAACTGGACTTGAATCAACTAATGATTGCACTGTATCCATCGTGATTTTCTTTACCTGGTCTTCTGCTGTTTTAGTCACATCAATACTAAAATCAGTCGGCTTTTTCCCCTTCCATCCCATGCTTTACCTCACTTTCATCGTACATTTCGAAAAGGTCTTGAGCGATCGCTTGAATTGAGTAAGCTTCAAATTCTTAGCTAGGTTCCTTTTCACCCATTAGTTTTCTGATTTTCTGCCAAACATGAACAGCTTCATGTAAAAGCAAACCATAGACTTCAATCGGTTTTCTTTCTGAAGTATCCCCGATCTGAACAATTGCATAAGCGCCATCAAAATAGTAATCGACTTGAGCTGCTGTTCCTTCTATAGACATGAACTGATCAACCTTATTCATATCCTCAAATAGAAGATCCATGTGTAGTTGATTTCGAGCCAGCGTGTAATGCACATGTTGAAATGGTGAGATATGCCATAAAGGAACATAATCCGTGCTTATCATAAAGATTCCTATAATTAGGCATAAAAAAACCACCTTGAAGGGTGGTTAGTTAAAATAAATGATATGTTTAAATACCAATTTTAAATTTTGTAGAAATTAAAGAATAATCATCAATTGGCCCATTTTTTTCTATCCGTTTAAGCAAACTAGTACTAAAAGCTGTTGGATTATTCATAGTATTCAAGGAAAATTTTGGTCTTTTTTCCCAGAATTCATAAGCTCCATCAGACATAATATTTACAACTAAATTTCCTTGCTCATCAATAATATCTTTCATCATAAGAAATGAATACTGATATTCTAAATTAATACTCTTTGATAAGGCCGTTACCAGTATATTTTTACCTGGCATTTTTTTAAGCTGACGCTCAGTGTATAGCCCAGCCTCTAATAACTTCTGATGTTGAGTATGGTCTTTCGTATGACAAGTTAATTTCTGTTCAGATTTTATATAGAGCCGACTATCACCAACATGAATAATATGTACACCGTTTTCTTCAACCACTCCAACTGTTAAAGTTGTCGCTGCCTGAAAAAACTCTGGATTGATTAATTCAAGCCCACTTAATTTATTTTTAATTTTTAATAATAAATGTTCTATTTCACTCTCTGTAGGTATTTTTTCTATTTTAGAAATACATTCAATAGCTAACTCTGAAGCCAATTTTGCACCAGGATATGAACCAACACCATCAGCAATAGCAAAAATATATCCGCCATTTAGCTTCAAAGGGAGAAGAATAGAGTCTTCATTTGTTTTATTTGAAGATTTAGAGTGCGTGAAAGCAGCTACATTAGTTAGTTCAAACATTCATCCCCTCCTCATAAATTGGTAAAAATATTTTCAATATTTGATTAACTGACTGGTATCTGTCAGAAGGTACATGTGCTCTGCACTTATTAATAATTGGAGCTAACTTTCGAGCTAACTCATCATCTAAGTAGCACATGTACTCTAAGAATGTACCAATAGCATAGATATCTGATTGATCACTAAAATGCCCAAAAACTGCTTCAGGCGCAAGGAATCCTGGAGTGCCCATTCCTTGACCAATAGCAGTCAATGGTGTTGTCTCGGGGCTAGAAACAGTATCTTTAACTAAACCAAAGTCAGCAATTTTATATTTATCACCAACTTTTACCATGTTTGAAGGCTTAATGTCTCTATGTAAAAGTTTTTGTTGATGAATATGAATCATTCCCAAAAGTAAATCTAAAATACATTTTAATCTTTCTTTATTTGGAAATTTACCATTTATTATTAATTTTTCTACATCTATTTCGCCCAGTTCCATTACAAACCAAGGCTCTACGCTCTCTAGATCACAGATATAAATTTGAACAATATTTGGATGACTACATTTGGCTTGTAGATGTCCTTCTCTAACAAACCTCTTTCTAAAAGATTCTATTTCTCTTGCATTTGACTTCATTGTCTTCATTGCAAATAAGCCGCATAGATGGTCTTTCTGATTATAAAGTTCAACTTTTTGCACAAAACCGAAAGATCCGCCCCCCATATCTTCTATAGGAACAATTTTATAACTACCTCTTACTAACATTTATTATTTCCGCTCTTTACATAAATATAAAATAACGGTTATTGACTAAAACATACAATAGAATGTGATAAAAATATGATTAATTTATATATATACTTTTAGCTAATATAACAATTAATCATTTTTTCTCTACAAAATATTCTGTGCTAATTACTTTTGCTTTTAAGTAGATTTAAATTTATAAGACTTTAAACCTTCCTCAACTGACATTTCCAAATAGTAGAGGCAGGATCTTGTTGAATATGAATTACCCGGAATGAACCTAAGGCTGTAATCCACTCATCATCAATTTTTGGGGCCATAGTCACTTCATTTTGAAGCACAGTCGCTTTCTTATCTGTGGCCAGTACTCCAAGTGTCTGAATCTCGTATTGACTGTAAGAGCCAAATAGAACGCCACGACCAGAATAGTTTTCTTTAACTTCAACATAAGTTTCAGTCTTAGGATCCCAATTTGTTTTTGAGATCCGCTCACACGTAAAAGCATGAACGGCGTCCGCCAAATCGTCATTAAGTGCTTCAGCAATATCTGCCTGAATTTCGTCACGTAGGCCCATAAATCATGCTCTATAAAGTGGAATACCAAAACTATTAAAACTTGCATTAGGATCTTTCAAATCGAGCGATTCAATATAATCAATTGCTATCTGTTCAAAGCTAGAAATCGCTTCAGTACCCTCTTGATACTCTTTTTCAGATTCGACTGAATCAGCTTTAACTTTCTTTCGTTTAAGCAGCTGCTCTTTGCCGTTATAAATCACCTTGGCCAGAATACCTTTAATGATTTCACAAGCAGCATCTTTAAGAAGTGAATCTATAGGATCCGGCACAAATCCAATGCGTTTTTTCATCCATACATTTGCAAGCTGGACTAGACGAGCTTTATCACTATCCGGTGCAAAATCGCTACCCAAAATTGAATTTGCGTCATCTAAAGTAATAAAGCTCATAGGATTATACCTTCGGGATTAATTTAAGAAGTTCTGCTTTTGTTGCAGTTGGTTTATAGCCAATATCTTTACTCGCTAAAAACTCTTTGAGCTGTTCATTGGTCCAGCTTTCATAATCATTTGGGTTCGATGCTTCAGGCTGAGCTGTTTTACCTGTACCTGCTTCAAGCTCTGAGATACGCGCTTGCATAGCAGCAACATCATTTTTAAAAGCATCAAATTCTGCTTGGATTCTAACTACCTTTCCTTCAGCCGCTTTAGTTGTATTGTCGGCTTGGGTTACAGCATCTTTTAAACGTGAGTTTTCAGAAATTAATTCAGAACTATCACCACTTGCCTGTTCCAAGATTTCGATTTTCTGTTTAAGTTGCCCGTTTTCTTCAATAACTTTTTCACACTCAGCTTTTGTATTATCAATGACCTCTTGCAGCTCAGGGGTAATTCCCACTGCGACATTTACTGTGGCCAAAGTCGTTTTTGCAGGCTCTTCCAGTTTGCGAACTTCAACTGGAATATTCAAAGCTTCATAATCATTTTTAATTTTTGGATATTCACCATAAATGATTACTTCTTCAGCACTACGATTTGGATTTTCATAGTAGTCAGGGTTAGCAATGGTCCCGACTTCTAAAGCTGCTGCTGCGGCAATACGCGTATAGATTAACTTCATGATACTTTTCTCTTAATAATTAAAAAGAGGGCTAAATAGCCCTCCAATACATTTAGGTGTTTAAGGTTTTAAGGCGTACCCGACAAATCAAGCAATGTACCAGCCGTCATTTTGTTGCTGGTTGCATGTTTCAACCAGTTTGTACTTGAACCCAGTAAAGAAAGATCAGGATTAATACCTTTGGTTGTATCCCAGCTATATCCAAGAAGATCCATGTTAAAAGTACCTTCAGCACGCATGCCAATTCCCAAGTTTTCTTCATCATTAATGTCGTAAGCTCGGAAGCCTGGCACTTGTGATTCCGTGACAGTCACCGCTCCCACTTGCAGACCAAATGCATCATCATCACCTACGGCATCAGTAACCAATACCGGCTTACCTAAAGTACCTGGTAAACCACCATAGATAACGATTTCAGATTCGCCATAAATCTGCTTAGTGATTGCATCATCAACAATATCGAAATAGGTGTCTGAGTTCATTACCCACAAACTAATACGGCCAAACTTATCGCCAAACTTACGCATTCCTTTGGTTAAAGCTTTACGACCATCTACTGCGATACTGCCTTTTGCAACCATATCAGGATTGCTTGTAATTGCTGCTTTCAATGAAGCCAAGCTGTACTGTAAACGTCCTGCAACTAAAGCATCTGCCAGATCATAGCCAAGAATCATTGCAAACTCTTCAGGGGTACGAGCACGGCGCTTAAAAGCTTCTTCAGTAGAAGCATAAGGACCATATTTGTAGGGAATTTTCACCCCTACAGATTCACCAGCGCCAATTTTTTCAGGATTAACTTTAGCATTTGAGTTCACATCACGATGCTTGATACTTCCCCCCACTCGGTAAAAAGAATCTTTGCTAAAGTCACCTTCAATGATTTCATTGCGATAAACAATCGCTCCAGCAGATGCCTCATTAAAGACATTCAAATTATCTTGCAAACGCTCTAAATAGGCAGTTTGAGCCAATTGGTTGTAGATGATCATGTCTGAATTTACTGTAGTCATAACGACTTATCTCCAAATGTTTAATAATTAGTTCGGTAGTTTTAGGAAGGATTCTTGGCCATGTTCTTTGATGTAATCGGCTCTTTGAGATACTGACATCTCGCTGCGCTTCATACCTGCTGGTGCTCCACCTTTGCCCCCGCTTTGGAAACCACCGCCATTTCCTTTACCACCTTTAAGGATTAAGTCTTTATGCTGGTATCCACCAACCAAGGACTCTAAAGCTTCATCTACATTGGCAAGTTCACCAGGGCGAACACGGGAATAAATCTTTTCCCCTTTTTGGTCGTAGGCAACAACTTTGCCTTCTTCGATTTTGAAGTGCTGGCCAAAGGTCGCTTGAACCATATCAACTGGTACTGCAATGTTGTCTTGAATGTACTTAGAACGAGCAAAACCACCGCCGATAAGTTCTTTATGCAAAGAGGCTTGTAGAGCATCACGCTGCTCAACAATAGGAGCATATTTTTCTTCAACTGCTTTGATAGCTTCAGCTTTCACTTTCTCAACTTCGCCAGCATCCACCAGCTTTTTATCGTCAAGGTTTTGCATAGTCTGAATTGCTTTCTTAGCTGCTGTTGGATCATCGATACCTTCAAAAGCTTTTAAGGCTTTTTCCGCAGCTTCTTTAGCTTCACGATTTGTTTTAGCTTCATTGTTTAAACGTGCAATAGTTGCTACAGAGTGAGCGGCATCATGAGGTGTCTCTTTGCCATCATCATGAATATAGATAGGTTTATCACCTTCTACTTCCGCATAAACTTTACCGTCGATTGTTACTGTTTTAAGTTTCATAAGTCATCCGACCCTATATCTAAAATGAGCATCCGCTCGTTGCGCCCTATTCATCCAAACTACAGGCAATAAAAAAGAGCCTTTCGGCTCTGTACTAAACACTTAAAAACTGGTTAATATCCAATCGTTCTCCGATCCCTATTAACCTCTATTACACTTTTAGGAGTGAATTTACCTAATAGTGTTTTTACCTCCGTTTCATTATAGTTTTCTGAATAGATTTCCGGATAAGAATTAGCTAGTCTTTGTTTCATATCTATTGAAAGATTTAACATAGCTGCCTCTCCCACTAAGGTCATCCTCGCAGCATTACTGGCCAATGTAAGTATGTTCGAATTAATAAGTTCAACTACTTCTTGTGTCCTAAAAGGCAACCAAATAGTTTCTGATTGCTGAATGAAGAATTGTAATAAAACAGCTTTTTCTTGATTCGTAAGATTAGCAAGTTTTTGGTCAATCCTTTTGCTGGCTTGTTTTTTGAAGCTACTTTTACTTAACGAATTACGCAAATAATTGATTATTGATTTTACGCATAACACTACAATAGTAATTGTAGACAATAGAAAAATAAGCCCAATATAATTTTTGTACTCTTCTTTAATCAGAGCATACCCAGTTAAATCTGCTACGCCAAATGTATTGTAAGACAACAAGCCCGAAGTAATGGCAACAACGTAAAGAAGAATATTATGAGTTCTAAAAATGTCTAAACTAGCTTTGATTAAATGTTCCATGACAAGTATTTATATAAATTTCTAATAAAAACACTCTAGCATAAAATTATAATCCAAACTCCTTGAAGGTTTGCTCATCCAACTTTCTTAACTCATCTAAACTATATAAACGCCCATCCGGGTCAAAGAACTTTTCAAAATCAAACTTTCCTTCTTTATAAAGCTTGTACCTCTTTGGCCCTAGCCACTCCTTTTGGAAGAAATCATCTGTTTTCTTAAAGAACTCTTTAAATGTGGTGTTTGCATCCAATTGCCCTATTAATTGGCTGCGCTCATCTTTCGGGATGTCTTTAACTTTTCGCTCATCCATTACAAACGGTCGCTCACCAACTAATTGCCCATCTTTTTCCACTGGTACTAAGATACTGCGACAATGCGGATGCAACGGCGGTACACGTTTAGATGGGTCGTTTATTTCCCAAGTTGAACCATCAAGCGAGGCACATAACTTAGAAGTTCTTCCATCAAGTACACTAACAAATCGTACATATTCAAAGCCTAATTGATTAAAGCTATTCAGATAGGCTTGATTAGCTACATGACTTCTTACAGTTCTAACAGTGCGGTCAATATCCGTCTTGGTACCATTTAAGATTCCATCCTCATAATTGAGCCGTTTGGTACCGCGAATACGCTGAACTATTTGTTGATTTGTTTTTCCAGTGCTGATTCCATCACGAATTGCATATTCAACTTTTTGCCGGGCACTTTCTGCAATTCTTGATAGAAGGTCTTCAACAAGAGCACCGCCTGTAAGTGGTACCTTTTTTGCAGCTGAATAGAGCTTTTCTCCATCTGGTTTATTTATCGTTGTGCCAAACAACTTTGCCATATAGCTGGCTTCATAAACGGCCATTGCCGTAGCCGATACGGCGAATGCTTCAGGTAAGCTTGTATTAACACTACTGAACCATAGGGTAATTAAATCTCTAATTTCCTTTAGATTTGAAGTTGTGTATTTGCCTCCAGCTAAAGCAATCTTTTCTGAATCACTAAGTTCATCCAGTAAATCACGAAGCTTTGAAAGCATTGCGTTCGTATCATCATTGAATAAACCCAATAATTCATTTACTGATTGCGAAGAAGCACGATAAAGATAAGCCTGGTGTTGAGTGAGTACCTCTAAAAGATTTTTATTATCTTTAGCCATATCACCCTACCTATAGATTTACTGTTCCGTCTTTTTCGGCTTCGACATTGACCAGCTCTTGTTCATATTTTTGTTTAGGGAACATTCCAGTTTGGTTATATTCCCACCAAGATTTAAATGAAGAACGCCCTTGTAAGGCTGCTTCAAATAATTGACGAGCAAGTTCAGCGAGATAACCTTGCTTATTGAATTCCTGACTGATTTCAAACATCAGCTCATCTTTAGTTAAAACATCAACATTAGGCGTTACAAACTTAGCTGCCCATCTTAAAGCCATCGAAAAGGCTTCATTCATATTCACAACACATAATGAAAGAACTGAATGCTGAACAGCGTCATCACTGTTTGATTCGGTAGCTGTCTTTTTAGCTGCCGAACCCTTTTCTATTAAACGAGCACCCATTTCTTTCATTTGGTCCCATTTATCCTTCATTGCTTCACGAGCTAAAGTATTTGGATCTGCTTGTACAATTCCCAAATCACCATTTTCAGGTAAAGGTAATAGAACTTTTGCACCGATATAAATGCCACGCTTTTTGGCCTCGTCATACCATGCCCAATTGACTCCCTTTGCATAAAACTGTGGTTGGCCCATATAAAAAACGGACTCTTGGAAGTCCGCACTGTCTCGATAATGAGCCAAATTAAGATTAGCTAATGGAAGCAGTGGCGGCTTCTTAATCTCCTCAGAGTTGTCAATTGCCCCCACAAAGGTAAAGGGGATATATGACCAAAAATCACCATTATAATCAGTCGGAAACTTCTTCTCTCCACCTACCCATGTACCTTTATCACCTTTAGCGTAAACCTGAACTGAATAGATATAATTTTCTTCACTGTCAGGTTCTAAACGCAGAACTCTGAACTGCTCAACCTCAGTTTTGCTAAAACCATCAGTGCCACGTTCAGAAGTAAATTCACGGATGACCACCAAGCAAAGCTTTTTCTGGTTATCGATCATCATTGAATCCCAATTGATTACATCAATGGCATTTAATAAATGAATCATCGGATAGGCTTTTTGCTGTTTAAACTCAGCAAGATTTCGTGCCGGAGTAACTGTTGGGTAGTCAACATATAAAGCGCATCTGTAATGCTTTAATAAGTGTCTAATTCCCGTCTGTGCCAATTGATAAGCACTTAAGCCTGCGCCGTTGGCATTGCGCTCTAAATGCTCAAGTTGAGTTGGAAACTTAAAGCTTGGATCTGTAGCAAATGCAGCACCCACTAAACTGTTTGATGTTGTACCTGTAACTTCATAAAACACAGCACGTACCAAATACGCTAAGTAAGCACTTTTGTTTGCTGGCGTTTTGTCATGCGCATTTGGCTTGGGTAAATACTTTTCACCTTTAGCCTTTACAGCATCCTCACCTTCACAAACATCATCCAGTTTTTGCCAGTATGGCAAGTTTTTAACATACTCAGGATGTTTAAAAGTTACGTCACTCATCGAGCAAATCCCATATCAGCAAAGAAGGCTTCAAAACCTCCATTCAATTCATTAAATGCATCTGAACCAGCATCAACCTGGTCGTCATGCGTTCCATTTGGAAAATTTCGAAGCTCTTCTATAAACTCTTTATTCCAATCACCTCTAAGCATTCTGACGTTGCCCACGTTAACTTGAGCCGCAAAGGGTTGAGCTCGTGTGAGTTTGTCACCTGAAACAGGTTTAGCTTTGACGTCATATCCTGCAAGAAGTTTTACGAATGAACTGGCTTGTGATTTACCAGCTTGACCAGGATCTTGAGGGATCCTTACCATTACGCCCATTCCATCTAACTCAGTAGTTTGCTTTAAGCGCTTATTTACGTTGTCTGGCCCAAGTTGCCCCTTCGTTACATGGACTATGTATGTATATCCATCTGAACCTAAAGCTTCTCTCACACCTGCTGTAAAGTCGCCTTCATTCTCAGTTGCACCAAAGTCCCACGCTCGTACCTGCTTCACTACATCCGCAGGCAAAGCATCTACAATTTCAATATTGTCAGGCTTAAAAAAACCGCCTGCTGGCGGTGATGGCATTTGTCGATATTGCCCGGCAAAAACATATGGAGCAGCTTGCTCCATTTGCTTTAATTTTTGAATATTGTGTTTTGCTGGCCATAACGCAGATCCATCTTCTTGTATGGCTGAGAGACAAAGATGCTCCCAAACTTCACCATTACCCCCAGCAACGGGTACGCCGTCTTTTCTGTCACCTAACAACCAGCCAGCTAAATCATCTTCATGCAAACGTTGCATAATGACAATAATCGGCGTTTCAGGTGAGTTTGTACGTGACTCGAGTGTGTTCTGGAACCAGTCAATCACACCTTCTCGAATAGTTTTAGAAGATGCTTCATGTGCTTTATGTGGGTCATCAATAATGATACAACCACCAAAGTCGTCTCTTAGTTTTCCTGCTCCGAACCCGGTAATGGTACCGCCTGTACCAGTCGCATAGCAGACACCGCCTTCAGATGTGCGCCAGAAGTCTTTTGCCTTACTGTCATCTCTCAAAGCAAAGTTAGGAAAGACTTTCTTATAGGCTTCCTCTTGAACAAGGCCCCTAATCTGAAATGCATTATTAGCTGCCAGCATTGCCGAATAGCTAATATGAATAAATTCAGAATCGGGCTTTTTACCGTAACACCATGCCATAAAATTAATTACGACAATTTCAGTTTTAGAATAACGAGGTGGCAAATTAATAACTAACCGCTTTGTTTCTCCGCGATAGACTTTCATTAAAGCCTCACAGAGTTCTAAATGGTGCCAGTTATGCATCCATTTATAACCACGGCGCTCCTTAAACATGTACCTTGTGAAGAAATATAAATCTTCTTGCGCCTCGATCCGGATGGCTTTATCCCGAGCCGCATCAGTACTCATCTAAGACCTCCCTCCGCGCTTTTAAATACTCTTCCATTGGAACTGGAATATCAGAATTGACCGTTTGAACTGGTCCGCCGTCTTTGCCTGTTATTTCTTGGCGGTTAGTAAATTGTCCACCAATATCTTTTGCAGCTTGTTCTAGAATTTTTAGCGCTGTTTTAACGTTTCTAGTTCTATCAAGCTGTCTTTGATATTGCTTCAGACGGTAGTACTTATTCGCAATAGGAATATCAATTAAGCCTTCATCAAATCTTTCTCTGGTCCCTTCAAAAAGCTCAACATATTTCTTACTTAAGTTTCTGCCAGAATATTTTGTTGGGTCATAGCATTCGCATTGGCTGCGACTAATATCAACACCAAACTCTTGCTTGACCTGTTCAACCACTTCTTGAGGGGTATCACGGCATGCAAGAGCTTGAACAATATATATTTTCACAGGCTCTTTAAGTGCTGCCATAAATTCCCCTTCGTACAGCTACGTACAGCAAACAGGTTAAAAAAAAGAGCCGCAAGGCTCAGTTGATTACACAGTTACCACAGCATCTTGATATATCTAGATCCGAAACAAACGGCGGATTCTTGGCGACTTCAATAAGCCGCTTAACATTCTTGCTTGGTCCATACCGTTTAACTACACCAATAAACTCTTCAACATCGTGACCAGCAAGATAGTGCTTAGGTAAACCTGTATTGTCGCTATAAAGGGTCTCGCCATCTTCATCTTTCATAACGCCAATGTAATACAACTCGTGCTCAATCAAATAGCAGAATTCTGTATCATTAGCCCGCTCGCAAAAAGAAGCATCGACAGTAATTAAGTATGTTGGCACAGCTCCGAACCAATCACGCATTTGTTGTTCCTGGCGTGCTTTCTTCCAGCCTCCAACATTAAACATAACTTTTTCACATTGGCCTAAAACCATAGTCTGTTTACTTTTAAATGCTGTTGAAGCCCAAGCAAATGCCAAAAACTCATCATTATCATGAAGCAGCTCAGCAATATGGTCATGATCAGGGTTATGAAGAGGCCCACCAATTTTTAAATAATTTGAAACAACCCAATTCTTTAAATCTGGTGCTGGAATTATACGAATTGCTTCCTCTTCTTCAGCTTGGTCAATAAAATCAGTTGGTGGAAATGGTCTTATTTGATCCATCTTCGATTCTCGCTAATTCGCTTTTAATCCAGTTAATTGCATAACCTGATTCAATTTGGTGAGGTTCAAGGCGCTCAAATACATAACCTCTATCCAAAGCAAGATCATACTTACCCAAGGCATTTGCTATCTTCTTTCCACCGCGACCAACGGCCCAAGGGCTACCAGCAATTTCAATAAGTAGATTCAACTTCACAATATAAAAATCGAACCGCCAATTTTTGGTTGATTCAAATTGAAATTTTCGTCGATATCCAATTCGATGTTCTTCTAATTCTTGAAATAACGTTTCTTCAGCTTCCAAATATTTTTGTTTAGCTTTTAGCAATGGTCTGGTAGGTGGTTTGGACTTAGGCGGGCGCTTTTTTGTTTTCCAGAAGTATTCCTTTTCATTCATAAATTGCGCCCATTAAAAAAACCACTTGGGTGATCTATAAAGATATCGAGATATTTTATAAGTTTAAGTAAGCAAAAATAAAAGCAGAGCTTGATATAAATTTGACTTGTTAATAATAAATCAACATAATAGTTCCATACATGTCACCATAAAGTTCCAAATACAGAACTTAAACTTAAGGAGTTGCTTAATGAATACTATCCAAGAAGATTTCTTAACAGACACCAAATCGGTCCCTGTTAAAATTCACTTACCAGCCAGATTAGTGGAACAGTTGAATACCTTTTGTGATTCTACAAAAATATCAAAATCCGAACTAATTAGAGACTACCTAATTAAAGGGCTTCAAAATGAGCCGGCTTGGGCCAATAAACTTTTTTTCTTTAAAAAAAGAACTGTTGATCAACAATTTAGAATTACGCAACAACTTAAAAACCCAGCTATAAATTCAATTATTAAGTTGGCGGTTAATAATATCGATAATCCTGGAAGTGCCAACTTAGTATTAGGTTACTTGGTTAAAACAGCTGGAGATAAAATTTCTGTGCTTATTCCACCTACACGTCCATTTCACCCTAGCTTTAATAATGCACATTTTGAAATTCAAGACATATCAACTACTGAACCCAATTTATCCATTCCAGATGTGGAAAATGTAATTAATACATGGGGGCAGCCACTTTCAACTTTTATCTACACAGTACCTGTTGATTTTGTATGGGAAATTTGCACTTAACATACAGACCGCCCCGCCAATAATCAATATTTAGCGGGGCTTCCTGTGCTGTAATACGTTCGGTAAATTAAAAAATCAGCTAAAATAACTATCTACTCTTGCTTTCACTTTGGGGTCTAAATCTTCTTGCAAAAAGAAACAATCCCGATATTTTTCAATCAACAAGTGAATGAATTTCTGTTTATCGGCAACAGTATGTGTCAACATAATTTGCGATGTAGCTGTAATTAAATTATTAGTTTGTCTTAGTAAAGTCAGAACTAAATTTTCATCAAAACCCATTACATCACGAGTAAAAGAATGTTTACCTGTATGGACAAATGAGTTTAGTTGATTGAGATGATACTTTTTAAATTCAACAAACATATTAATTACTGCTTTAGCAGGTAAATCTAATTTCTGCAGCATTTCCAACATTTCAGTTAACGTAGGAAATGTATCTTTAAGAAACTGTTCTTCAAAAGTATAACTAAAACTTAATTTAGAAATTTGAAAATTAGATGCACAAAACAATAACCAGTAAGCTCGTACTGCAGACTCGAACTGAGCACGAGATAAAACCATTGCTTGAATTGGCATATCTAACGTTAATAAAGTATTAACTCCAATTCCATGTTCAAATGAAATATAGATACATTGTTCAACTAGATCTAATCTAGGTCCACAATCGATCACTTTGCTACTAATGATCTCTTCTTTAAGTTCCAAAATCATTTTTAATGATTTTTCTAAAAGGATTCCCCGTTCCATAAAATTTCTAATCTAAATTATTCTAATGAAATCAAATTATAAATTAAAAAACCCGCTTCTAAAAAAGAAACGGGTCAAAAACAAAAAACTTTCAGCGCAGTATTTGATATAAATACTATACTTTAATACATGTATTTACAATATATATTATACTTAATTTTTAGGTGCTCTTAAAATATTTAGAACTAATTTAGACATTTCGTGTAGATCTGAACCTTTCAGTAACCAGAAAAGATAGGATTATTTAATACCTTTATGTTTTAGTAAAAGAGCTTTCTGCTCTTCTCGAATGTCTTTTACCTTCTGCAATTTCTCAAGATAGAAAAAATCTCTCTCTAATGCTATTTCTATAGCTATTTCTTCCTTTAAATTACCGTTCTCATCAAAGTTTTCAGGATTTTGATCTGGAAATTCTAAATAGTATTCTTCCATATCCATGACTTAAACCTCTTATATCTATCAAAATATATATCATAGACAACAAAAAAGCCCATTAAATGATGAGCTTCAAAACCTAACTTATTAATATCATTTAAGAAATTTAATTAACTTATTTTTAAATGAATCATTTTCATCCTTTATAAAGTCAACTGTTTGTTGGATTCTAATTGGAAAATATTCTCCATTTTCTACAAAAGGGTAAAAACTTGCATTTTTATAAGCATTAACCACGTAGCTATCAAGTTCTAAAATCTGGCTACTTTTAATTACGCTTACAGATACCACTTTACCAGCTTCATCACTTTCCACTTCAACAGTGATTGAAGTTGGCTTGCCTTTCAATAAATTCTGACCATTGATATATGGCGCATTCTTCCACAAAATTCCATCTTGAGGGTTGGAGGTTTTATCATTGGCGAATGAATTACCACTCAGCATTAAAACAAGCCCCAACAAAAGAAATTTCATAATTTTATTTATCCAGAATAAAACAAAGCTCGTCATATATGGCGAGCTTTTAAATAACTTACGTGATCTTTATTTACACTTCGACCACTATAACGCAAAAATAACATTTACCCTGTACAGGTTCAAGGTATTAATGATCTATTTTATTAAATATCTTTTTCTAGGAGTCCTTCAAAATTAAAAACTTCTAATCCATAGTTGACTGATCCAATAATATCAACTTCTGAATTCTTTGCATCAATATTCATTATTTGAAAAACAATAACAGCCTTACTTGATTCTTCAATTGATAAATCAGAAGCCATTCGTCCCTTTAAATGATCTGATTTATAAACATTGTTGCCTTGAAATTTTGCGACCCCATTAAAAATCCAAAAACCTTGCTCAGACCACGAGGTTTTAAGTTCAAATGCAATCGAGTTTTTTTCTCGAATGATGAACTCAATGACTTCAATATAATCTTTTGATCCATCGGTATAGTCCAAATATCCTTTAAATTTCATTACTTTTTTCTCTGTCTTTAAAACCACTTAGTTTTAAAAATATTACTTAATAGACTTTTGATAACTCAAAAAATAATAGAGATGCTGATATAAAACATCTCTTTAATTTGAAATATAAGAACTACTTATTCTTCTTACTTAAAGTCCATCAAATAAAGTACTGAAGATTTCTGTATTTTTCTGCATATTAAGTTCAACTGTAGAAGAGTCAATCTCCCCATAGTTACGATATAAAAATACATCCATTAATAAAGCATATGAAATATGGAATAAATAAAAAGCATGAGCATATGTTTCTAATCTTGCAACACTGCTTCTAAATGGCGGAAATACACTCCCATGAAACCTTTCATTTCTTGAGTTAGCTAGAACTACCTTGAGGAGAAAAACTGCTAGCTTCTTCTCCTCAATTAAAAACTTCACTCCTTTGATTTCAATTTCATTCCCAGCAAAAATCAACTTTAACAGTCTTCCAGCCTTTCTCTGGTCAGCTGATGATGGTTTGTTGTTATCTTGAGCAGGATATTTTTCAACAAACTTTAAGATAAAATCTTCTCCTAAAGCTTTTTTTGCTCTATCAAATAAATTTTCCGCATTTTTATCTGCATCTGCTTTAGCAGAGGCCTCAATAATTCTTTTAGCAGCGTACTCACAAGTTTGATAAGGAATAAGTTTCAAATATATCAATATACTTTTTGCTGTATTTGAATTACTGAGAATTTTATCTACAAATGCGTCAAATCTTGAAGCGTTATATGAAACCAGCTCATCTCTTACTCTAAAAAACTCTAAATCTAATGCTTTCCAAATATGATCAAACGCTAAATCAGGTCTATTTGGCAACATATCCAATGCATCTAATAAATACCCTAAATAATATTGAAACTCCCATGTTTCAGAATATGAAAGTGATACAGGAAAAAATATTTGATCAAGTTTTTTTTCTTCAACTCTTTGAAAGAATATATCTTCTACAGGAAAGTTAAATTTTTTTGGCCATTCATTATTATATTTGACGCGTAATTCTCTAGTGTCCACTTACTACCCCCAATAAATAAAAAACAAAGTACTTTATATCTTATTTTTATATTAAAAGGGATCAATAATTAGTCTTATGGAGACTAATTATTTTACCTGAACAGTTTAAAGGATATTAAAATTATAGTTAATACCCAATAAACCCATATCGACAATGCAACACTGCTAACCCACACTTTACATCACTACGTGCATCTGATTGAGAACGATCTTCTCGTACCATCTCAGGCCATGACTGCCCACGAAAGTAACGGTCAATAATCGCTTCCATCCATTCATCCATAACTTCACTCTGCCCCATTAAGTCCAATATTAAACGTTGTACAGCACGGGCTTCATTGTCATCAATCTGGCACTGAGTTTTAGATTTAGATTTACGGAATGGATCTGATTCACTCACAAAGTAATTCGCAATAATCTCTCGTTGTTTCTTCTTACCTAATCTTTTTATACGGCGCTGCTTTTCAACTTGCACCATCGCTGAGGCAATCGGGTTACTGTAAGCACCTGAAGGAATACCGGTAAAACTCTTTTGATCTAACCATGCACCGAACTGATATAACCAACCCTCCAGATCGAATCGTGTCCAGTCCACTGAGTGCATAACATGCTTCTTATCGATCATTAGTGTCATTCATTCCCCCAACCATTTTCTCTATCTGCTGAACCGCTAAACCTGACTTCACTTGCTCTGTACTAAACCGTAAAACTGTAAAACCCATCATTGCCGCCGAGTTATATTTCTCCATATCCCCGATGTAACCTTTGCCTCTTGTGTGACGTCCACCACTCCAGATACCACCCTCCACCTCAACCAAAATCTTTGTTCCCGTAATTAAAAAATCCGCCCGCCATTTGCGTTTCGGGTGGAATTTATATTCCTGCTCAAAATCAATCTTGCAAGCTTTAAGATGTGTTGCTAATAAAACCTCCCCCACACTTGGTTCCCGTGTTTGCTTTGCTGAACGGCGCTTTTTATTTTTCTGAATAGGAAATAATTCACGATATTCAGCAAGGCTCATTGAACTCACTCCTGAATTGCCTCCTTTCGCGTATGCCACCAAAGCACTACAACGCCACAGATGACTCCAGTTACGATTGAGATGAGCATTGCCCACGCTAAAATTTCAAATTTGTTCATGCTAGTTCTCCATTACGTTTTGATTGAAATCCGACTTGCTTTAGGTATGGCATCAATTTTTGTTGTTGCTCAGCATCTGCAAGTTTTACTGCGATACGTGCAGCTAGTTGCTCATAACTTTCGTTTCCTTCCGCATACTTGCTAGCGAATTCAGGAAGGACAGAAAGTTTTTGAGCGAATGAGTAAATTTGTTTTGAACTGAGTGCGATTGAATCCCCCTGCGAGACTCGAACCTGTGTTCCAGTGTTTGAGTTTTTAGTTTGCTCACGTGATTTGTATTTTCCACAGGCGTTGATTAACCAATCTGCAAAGTGGTAATTCATGAGTTCATCACAAAGATTCTTTTCAGCGTTGTAGAGTTCAAATGCTCGAAGTTCACGATCAAACCAAGTTGCGTTTTTGATCTGCTCGTAAGTTTCCTGATCTGTTGCTAAACGAATTTCTTCACCAAGTTTTTTCAAACTCAACCATGTTTTTTTATTTATAGATTCATCTGATAGATTCATTGATAGGTTCTGTGTCCCAATATTGGTACTGGTCTCGGTACCGTTTTTGGGACTGGTTACGGTCCCATTATTGGTACTAGTCCCGCTTTTGGAACCAGTACCTAAATTGGTACTAGTTCCATTATTGGTACTAGTCCCTTTTTTGGGATTGGTTAAATCATTTTCTTCACGGCCTATCACACCAATTAACTGGTAAACCTTCACGCCATTTCCAGTTATTTCACCAGTGAATTTAATAAAAGATCCAGCTTCAAGTTCATCTAAAACTTTGATAATAGTTTTACGGTTGAGAAGAGTATCTTTAACCATTCGCTTAATGCTTGGGTAGCACTTGTGCGATTCACCTGCTCTATCAGCTAAGGCCAATAAAACGAGTCTTTGACTAGAGGTTTTGACCTCTGCTTTAAAAGCCCAAATGGATGCGTCTAAGCTCATTGCTTCCCCTCTTCATTCATCTGAATGAAAGTGCTACCTAAGTAACGGATCCGCTTTGCCCGATACAAACTTGAGATAATTTGACCAGCATGACCGAGATAAAGACCGTGTTTGCCATGTTGATCTATAAGGGCTTGCATAAATTCTTCACGAGTAACAGCAGCATTTTTCTCATCCCGATTTTGGCGTGATAGATTTTTCTTACGGACTTCCAATAAACCAGACAGTGTTCTTAATGCTGGTTCATGCCACGATTGGATATTTTTTTGGCTTTGTTGTTCTGAAATACTCATGAAACCTCCGCTAATGCTTGCTCAGCATTTGTTAGACGGCGTTTGGCATTAAGTTCTGCCACTGTTGCCGGACGTATTTCATTTTTGTGAGTAATTCCACTACCAACCAGCCAGTAATATTCTTTTGGCTGAAATGCTTCGATTTCATATAAATCATTTGATGAAGTTGGATTTACAAGCACGACTACATCACCGGGTAGAAAATCCTGCTGATTGTATTTTGTTGACTCATTTGATAAATTAGTTTGCATATTCATTGGTTTCCGTATTGATGAATTGAAAAGCCTGATCTTGACCATCAGGCTTTTTTAATTTCTAAAATATGTGAATCAGGGTTTACCCCAACACGACCAAGAATTCCCAAGCTCTCCCTTTTCTTCCTATTTTTATTAGCTCTTTCAAGCATTAAGCTAACTTCATGGTATTCACCCATAATTGCTTTTTCTAAAAGGACAATAGCTTGATGTGCATAATCATTCCCTCGAACGTCTGCAATAAGACGCAATCGCTCCATCATGTCGGGGAGCATCTTCAAACGAAGATCTTCTTTTTCAAGGCTCATAAAAAATTCCTTATTCAACAGCTGCTTTGTGTTTTAGTGGCACTTTGCCTTCAGCTAAATCACGAATTTGGTATTCACGAGCTAATGGGATTTTCTGATCTGGCCATTGATAAACTGCTGAAGGCTCAATGCCTAACTTTCCAGCCAACTCCACACCATTCACCCCAAGCAACTTAAATGCTTCTTCTTTAGTCATAACCACACCCAAAAAGTAAGATTTCTTAGTATTTAATCAAAGAAAACTTATAAAAGCAATATGTAAGATAACTTATATGAATATAGATACTATTGGTCAGCGCATACGTGCGCTCAGACGAGCTAAAAAATTAACTCAAGTGCAATTAGCGAAGATTGCAGGAGTTAGTTCGCCTGCTGTTACGGAATGGGAAAAAGACAGTTATTTACCCAAAGCAGGTTCGCTAGAGGCAATGGCTAATGCATTTGGAGTTACAACTGAATATATCCTGACAGGTAAAGGTGAAATCCTTGTTCAAGCATCTACAAATGTAGCCCCTGTTCAAGCTCGAATGGCTCCAGTTCTCTCTTGGGTTCAAGCAGGTAACTTTACGAATGTTGAATCTGTAGATATGTCTCAGGTTGTCGAATGGTTTCCATTACCAGATGACTGCGAAAAATGTTTTTACCTAAAAGTCAAAGGTGTAAGTAATGAGCCAGACTTCATTGAAGGTGATTACATTGTTGTAGATCCAACAGTTCATTATTCTGATATGCAATCTGGAGACATCATTGTTGTAAGAAATGATAAAGATGCGACTTTCAAGAAGTTAGTTATTGAATCTGACGGCTCACGATATCTCAAGGCAATAAACCCGAACTTTCATCCAAACATCTTACCAATTGATGAAAATTGTCACTTCATTGGACAAGTGATTGATTCAATGAGGTATACATATCGCGCAAAAAGAAGAGTTCGCAAAAGTTAATTAAAGAAAATTATGACCTAATACATTATATTTATTTAGGAAAAAGAATATTTCAATATCTAGCATGAAGCTATAATTTAAAGTTAAAAATGAATTAATGAGTACACAACACAATATTTTCAAAAAAAGGGAATCAAGATATGGAAAAAATTGAAGTTAATTCCCGGAATATTAGCCATGTTCTTTACCAGCATTTCTTATTGACGGTAGTGCTCAGAACAGGTGAAAGGTTTATTTATAGACTTATAGAAGCAAATACATTCAAAGAATTTATTGATTCAAAAGATAAAGATAAATTTTATAGAAGCCATATTGAAGCTAATAAAGAATTTAAGCGGATTCAGCTTTTTGTGTAATTGAAACCATGTCCCGACACTATTATTTAAAACACTTCTAAAGAATTAGGCCATGATACTAGACAGAAATTTACAACTTGAATTATTAACTAAGATGAGTTCGGCTTACCCTAATTTCTATGATTTCAACAAAGAATATAATCACGGAACCACTGAGTATGATACGGCTGTTGCTAATTTATACTACTTAATGCAACACAAACTTGTAGAGTCCGATAGTGTAATCGCTTCAGCATCTATCGGTGATAAAGGAATTAAAAAATTTCAATTTGGCTCATCCACAATCAACCAGAATGGGATGGATTTTCTGGCTGATGATGGTGGCTTATCTGCAATTCTAGGAGTTGTGACTGTTAAATTTGAAGCCGTTCAACTGAAAGCTATTCTTGAATCTAAAATTATGGCAGCCGACTTACTGCCTGCTGATAAGCACAAATTAATTGATGGGCTTCGAGCGCTTTCTTCCGAGAGTATAAAACACCTGACAACGAAAATTGTGGATTTGGGTTGGGATAATCTAGGGACACTAATTCGGATAATTCAAAGCAGCCTGCCTTAGCAATTTGCTTAAACTTTAGAAAACCAATTGGTTTAGTATAATCCCCAACTGGTACATAAAATTCATCCCCATTAAAAGGAAAGTTCTCAAAATATAATTGAGTTGAATTTTCAAAAAGACGATTGCCAATCAACACAAGACTTTCTAATTTCATAGACACCTCGCCCACCACCACGGTGGGTTTTCTTTTGCTTATTAAAACATGAAAAATAAGTTATCTTAAAATTAATTTAAGTATTCTTATATTTTTACTTGACTCAAAAACTAAGTTTTCTTATATTTATCTCACAGACAACAAAAAAGCACACCGACTCTCTGACCTTCCGATGTGCTTTGCAAACTGCGAGATAAGTATGAAACAAAACACTATCCCTAGTCAAACGACTGCACGCTTATATCAACATCCTACTGTTGAAGAACAGCGCCCTTCTCGTTTCGCCACTATCAAAGCCAACGCAATAGACTTCGTAAAGTTTATTGTCCTCTCTTTCATCCTTTGGGTGATTGCAGTAGCCGCTGCATCTTGGATGCTTGGAGGCTAATCATGACTAACTTCAAAAAACACCCTGACGGATACAAGTCATATTTAGGCCGTGACAACACAGGCATTTACTCAGTGCGTATTGGGTGGATCGTTTATGCATCTAATGCAAATGGCACAGTTCTTTACAAGGTTAAAAGTGACGTTAAGACGCCTTTAGACGTAATAAAGTTCCAATCTGAATATCCCAAAGTGTGGGAAGTACTTACCCAAGAGATCAGCTTTCAACGAAAGAAAAAGCTGGCAATAGACCTTGGTAACTCTCACATCTCATCAATTGAACGCAAATCGTATAAGCAAAAACGCGGCTTTACTGGCAGTCGATAGGAGCAAAATATTATGGCTATTGAAGTTTTTACACCCGAACAAACGTTATTGGTTCAAAGCGTAATTTGTTACCTATATACAGACCCTGGTCTTGGTAAAAGTTCCATTGCTCATACAGCTAACAAGCCTGTAATTTTTGACTTTGACAAAGGTCAACATCGTGTAGCGCCTGAGCTTCGACGTGGCACCATTGTACGCATTGACACGTGGTTAGACCTTGAAAACTTAAAGGATAGTTTTTACGACAACTATCAAACAATTGTGGCCGATACGGTTGGGGCTATGTTAGATGCTATTAAGGATCAACTTTTAAAGAATCCTGATAATAGACAGCGTGACCAAACTCTCACCCTTAAAGCTCAAGGTTTAGCTGGTAACAAGTTTATGACTATGGTCCGCAAATGGCAGAGCTTTGGTAAAGATGTTGTATTTATTGCCCATGCTGTTGAAGAGGAAGCAGGCAAAGAAAAACTCAAAGTGTATAGACCAGATCTAGCTGGTAAAAACAGAAATTTACTTTACCGAATGGCCGATGTAATGGGCTATTTACACTCTTCTACAGATGAGAATGGTGATACCAATCGTACGATTCTATTCAATCCTACGCCTACTCATCATGCTAAAAACTCCGGCCGATTAGGGGCGGTAATGACTACTTCGAGTGGTGCTGAAATTTGTACCGGCCAAGTACCAGTACCAGAATTAAGTAGCTCCCCTACTTTCTTGGCTGATCTACTTAAGCAGGCTAAAGACCACATTAATACATTGACTCCAATGCAAGCAGCTGAGATTAAAGCTCAAGCCGATCTCAGTAACTTCAAACAGTCTTGTACTGAAGCTAATCATGCTGGTGATTTAAACCAACTTACTGAATCGCTCGATAGAGAACATAAATATGCCTTGCCTATGTGGCATGCAGTTCAATTGCGTGCCCGCGAAATGAATTGCACATTTGACCAAGAGCAGAAGAAGTGGAAAAACCCGCCTGAGTTTAAAGGTATTTCAAATGAACAGCGTGATGAATTACAGGCTTTCATTGATGGGTGCGGACTAGATGTAAAAACCGTTTGTGAACACTTAGGAATAGATGCCCTTACTCAAATTGAAGCATCAAAACTTACAGCAGTTAAACAAGACATTGAAACCTTAGCTAAAAATGAAATAGCAGCATTTGAAAATGAGTCATCAAAAGATCCTGTTGAGCAAACTGAAATCTTGGATGAGGCATATAAAAAAACTCTAGACACCCTACTTCAACGAGTTAGTGAATCTAAAACCACAGTAGAAGTAAATGCTGTTTATCGCTATACCCGTGGTTGGTCTGATAAACAAATGGAACCTCTCTTAAAGGCGATTACCACTCGTTTAGCATTATTGGAGAAAGGAAACCCTGAGTATTTACTGGAGGAACAAGCCTGATGAACCAAACTTCTCCAGAGTTTCTTTTCGAGCCAAAGCTGCTACCACAGCAGCTTTTCGAGAAGTTCATAGTCTTCAATGTGAATGCAGGTTATCGCGGCAGAGGTACACCTCATGGCGTAAACCTAATTAAAGGCAACAAAGCTACCCTCACCTTGACTGAGAAAGGTGAAATGAACAAAGCTGCTCAAGAGCGCTACAAGTTAATGCTTTTGAAGTATTTCAAAGAAGGTCGTTCTGCAATGGATGAGCTAGACCAAGAAGTTAAACGTATTTATAAAATGGTGGCGTGAATGATTGACTTAAAAACTAAACAAGCATTTTGGGTAGAACAGCTACCAATTTTTAAAGAAAAATACTGGCTTCCTGATCACTTAGAAGTACTTAAATTTGACATGATTGGCGGTTGTTTTGAACTTGCTGAAGGAATAAAAACAGATTTTAGTGAAGATGACCTTGTTGAAATATATCATCGAGTAAATAGTGGCTGGGCGATGTGGAAAAAAGCCGTGATCTTCATGCGAGAAAAAGCAGAAGCTCAGGCGGTAACGCGATGGATTAGTGTTAATGACCGTCTTCCAACCTTTGAAGAGTTGGTTTTGATAAAAACAAATAAAGGAACTGTACAGGGTTATCTATTTCAGGATGAAGAGTACTCCGAAATGAAAGGCGAGTACATAAAGTTTGATGGCTGGCAAGACGATTTCCATGATGACTTTATTGAATATGAGGATGTAACTCACTGGATGAAATTGCCAAATGGAGTAAGTGATTCAGGGCCAAGTGGTTTTAAATATCAAATCCAGCCAATGGAACTACCTGAAAACCTTTTTAACTGGTTCCATCCAGACATTGAGCTATTTGACACCATTGAAGAAGGTACAGAAAGCTATACAAAAGATCAGTGGAAACAACTTCAGTTAAGTCTTGGAGTTAAAATTGAAACTCAACTATTAGATTACGATGAAATTCCAAATATACCGGAAGATGCAGTAGTTTGGCCAAACTGGAAGCCTGAACCACCTGAACAAGGATTATTTTTAATTGCAGCATTTGATTCAGAAGATGGCCCTGTACTTTGGTGGGCTAATCCCAAAGCTGAAAGTAAGGAGGGGGATAAATGTTATTAACAGTTAATCAGACAATTCAAGTCACAAATTTATCAAAGACAACTATTTATAGAATGTTTGATTCAGGTGAACTTAAAAAAGTTAAATTGGGCGGTTCAACTAGAGTTGAACTTTCCAAAGAACTTTATGAGAAGTACAAAGAAAAAATTCAGGCCTTATTTTGATAAGGCCTTTTTAATTAATTAACTCTTCTTACTCTAGCTTCTTCGCGCAACCTATCTAAATAATCCGCCCAAGCCTGCATCATTTCGCTACGTTCCTTTAAGTATTTTGTTCGGTTGTATGCCCTACCATGCATATCTTTAACTTGGTGCGCGAGTTGCTGTTCAATGCGCTCAATCGGATAGTGAAGTACTTCATCTAATAAAGTACGTGCAGTTGCCCGTAATCCATGACCCGTGGTTTCACCATTTGCAAATCCAAAATTTTTAAGCCTTTTATTAATAGTGGATTCACTAATAACAGGATTTCCCTTTTTCATTGAAGCAAAGACATACTTTGTACTTCCGGTTAATTTGTAGAGCTTCCTTAAATACTCAACTACTTGCGTAGCTAAAGGAACTATATGTTCCAGTTGAGTCTTGTTTTGTGTCTTTGGTGGTGTGTATGCCCAAAGGCCTTTTTCTAAATCTATATTTTCCCATTCCGCCCAACGCAGTTCACCTGGACGAACAAAAACATAAGGCAATATTAATGTGGCGAAGTAAACGATGATTGAGCCATTAATATTTGGTTCTGATAAATCCAAAAGCAGTTGTCCTAATCGCTCTTCATCAGTAATTGCTGCGTAGTGCTTAACTGTACCTGATTTTAAAATACCTGATATTTGATCTGCCACATTAAACTGACAAAGCCCTAACACGATCGCATACTTAAAAACCTGACTGGCTTTAGAACGCATTCTTTTTGCTGAATCATATTTACCTTGATTCTCGTACAATCTACATGCATCTAAAATTTGTAGAGCTGTGATTTCTGAAATTGGAATTGAACCAACACTTAAATAAAGTTTTTCCCAGATTGAATCGTTTCTCTGTTTAGTACTTTCGGTGATTTCTTCTGTTAATCTAAATTCATCCGCTACCGCTGCAAAGGTTGAAACTAGATTTCTTTTTTTAACCTGTATATCTCGTTTGCGCTGTTCGACTGGATCAATATTTTGTGCAATTTGGCTTTTGAATTCCTCACGCTTTTGTCTTGCAACTGCCAGAGATATTTCAGGATATGGGCCGATTGAGATGGTGTTGCGTTTCTTAATAATTGGCCGGGTGTAATCGAATCGCCACGTTGTAGCCCCTTTTTTATCAATTAATAGGTATAATCCACCACCATCAGAAAGTTTTTGAGTTTTTTTCTCAATATCTTTCTTATTTTTAGCGATTTCAGACTTAATTTTAGAGTCGGTTAAAGCGGGTACAATTTTAGGCAT